ACCAACTTCTTCTTCAAGTTGCTGCTTTTCAGAATCTCGCTTCTGCTGCTCAACAATCGCTCGGCTCATTTCAGCAGCATCTACAACACTTGGAGGAATTGGTATGTCGAGATGATTAAATAACGCATTCAGCATTTCTTTAATCCGTCCCGTTTCTCGCATGACGATTACATCTATTTTTTCCTTTTGGGGTTTGCCTTCAGCTGCGGCTGGGTCAACCGGCATTGGCGGAGGCATTGGCGGCATTCCGCCCATAGCTGGATCCATTGGCATGCCCGGAGGCGCACCACCCATCATTGCCGGATCCATCATCATTGGATCCGGCGGCATTCCACCCATAGCTGGATCCATTGGCATTCCGCCAGGAGGAGGAGGCATTCCTCCGCCACCCATTTGAGAAGCGTCAATTAAAGCTTGCTTATGGAACCATTCGTCCGCAGCTTTTTCTTCCGCAATTTTAGACATTGCAGTAAGCAACCTATCTGTTTCTCGACTAACCTCACCAAACAAACCATAGGTATTGTCAGGTTTAAGCTTCACAGCTGCTTCCTTTGACTCAAACTCAACATCAGGTAATTTGCCTTGTTTCGCAGCAGAAATTAAATCGTTCCAGCTCATATTTACACGTATTTGATTATTCTTTAATTATAACTTCTGAATAGTGGGTCTAATACTTTTCGCTTAAAATCCTTCTCAGCAAATTCATCCAAACGTCTGCCAATAGGTCGAGCGCCAAGCCCCGCGCCAGCACCAACTAACCCGCCACCCAACATCGCCCAAGGTAGCTCCCGTCTTCGACGCCGATTAAACGCCTCAATTGATTCTCTATCCTGTCTTTGTGCTGCAAAAAAGTTAGCTAACCCGCCGATACCGGCGCCAAGTATTCCACCGCCTCCAGCAAGTACTGCTGTACTAGGCAATGCTGCGCCTGAATCTACTAATTTAGCTGACGAAGCTAATTTAAATATACCTTGCATAATAATTACCTCAAAAGACCGACAGACTTATCCATTTGCTGCTGAATATGTTTTTTTCTTAAGCTAATTGTCGCCTGCGATACTCCTAATTTTTTAGCTAACTCAGCTGGCGTTAATTTACGCTTACCATACAGCCCAAACGTATGCTCCATAACTAACTTATCCTTGCTATTTAAATCAGGGTACACTAAATTTACTACAGTATTAAATTTTACTGGGCTGACCACTGCTGGCAATAAATGCCCGCCTTCTTCACTATTAGTTTCAAATGCCCCGTAAGTAATCGCATTGCCAAGATTCATAATTTTCTCAATCTTAGCTGGGTTCATGTGTATATGATCAGAAAGCTCATACGTTGTTGGCGCACGACCTAATTCGGTCTCCAATTCCTTAGCTTTAGTAATAATCCTTTGTCGTTCATAATTCTTATTTTCTGGAATGTGAATTATTTGCTGACGAGAATTATATTCACGATTTAGCTTCTGTAGCTGCTGGTTAAAAAATGTATTGAGGTTAGCCCGTGTGGGGTCATAGCGATTCATTGATTGCAAAGCTAACACTTTGGCCTTTGGTCTAAGCGCTAAACGATCTTGCTCTTCAAAACGGAGCAAGTGTTTATTTATCATTGGGTTTATCGCATTTACAAACGCAGCGTTATCAGCTGGCTCGCGTTTTGAGGCGTGCCAGGCCTGATACGGCTCATGAAATTCAGGCTCAAGTAGCCAGCCTTTAGTGTCCTGCATTTGCTAAACGTTCTTTAATGTTTGTAACCTTAACTGTGGCCGCCTTACTAAGCGAAGTAAGGCCTCCGCCGCTAGGCCTATCTAAACCACGAACTAATTCGGTGCCGACAGTCGGAGCTGGAAATTTGCTAACTCGCGGTATTGCGCCTTCAATATGCCTAGCACTTATATCACGATAAAGGTCTTCAAATGATTGATCAACGCCCAGCATTCTTTCTTTTTCATTTTGCTCAACTTTACGCCTAGCATTTTCAAAGGCCCGCATAAAATTATGATATGCAATTAACGAAGCCCCAACAGTTGTAGCGCCAATAAGTGGGCCAACTATATTTGCATTGCCACTAGCTTTCTTTTGTAAAGTCTTTTCAACCAACTCAACTCGATCAAAAGCTGAATAAATGTTGTCTAAGGCTTTTTCTAAGGCGGTGCCTTCCGAAGCTCGTTTATTTCTCCTAGCAGCTGCGTCCTGCTCATAAATAAGTGCAGCCTCAAACTCTCTTCTAGCATTGTCTCGTTTGCGCCTTACATTGTCACCAGCAATACGCTTAATTCGCTTATCAGTTAAATTACGTCCAGACGCAAGCCCGGCTAGAGAAGCTACAGATGCGCCTCCCCAAAATGCCGGAGATCGAAAAACACTTTCATTTCCGGTCGGATTAGAACTGCCGGTTAATGCAAACGTCAAAGGATTCTTTAAAGCCTCAAAATTAGCGTTAAGATCCTCCCAAAAGTCAGCTTGCTTCAAGCTAGCGGATAAAAGATCATCTACTTCAATTCGTTTACCTGGTCTTTGTTTTCTAGGCAAGTTAATATTGCGATTAACGCTTGATAAATAATCATCGTTATTCACAATACGCTGCAACCCTAAATTAGTATCACCAAAAGCTAGCGAATTATCCCGTTTAGCCGTTGCAGCTCTGGCTAAAGAGCCGAGACCAAAACTGCCCGCACCTATAGCGGAAATAGCTAAAGCTGCCCTTAATGCTTGTGGAGTTAATAATGCGTTTGACATAGTGTTTATTAAAACATTGACCTAACTGATCGTGCTCCTGAACGTTCTTTATGTTCTTGATCTCTAGCAGCAACTCGTTCCAGAATGCCGGCCGTCTCAGCTTTCAAATTAAGAATCTCATCAATTTTCTGGTAATCCTGCACAGCTAATTCATTCCTCGGGGCAGCTAAATTACCAATCTGCGAACCTATAATATTTGACCCTATTGCGGCAGCGCCTAACGGAGCACCTATCATTCCAGCCGGAACCCACCAGGGGATTTTGCTAACCATATTCGCCCCAAAACCTAAACCTGCCATAGTTTTACCTACCCCGGTATTTATCGCCGATCCTGTGCCACGAATAAGGTTTAGCACCGGATTAGCTACCTTCTCGAAAGTGCCATCCCAAACTACCAACTTATCGCACATGGCGTTAAGTGCTTCAGCGTGCTTATTGATAATCTCAGCTGTCTCGTCAGGCGTAAAACCATCTTCGATACACTGAAGAATAATAGCTTTTTTATAGATGCTTGCAGCTTTTTCCATAGTTAAATTATAAGTTACATCATCGGAGGCTGTCCGCCGCCGGCCATTTGCTCTTTAGCCATTTGCTCACCTTCTTGCTTAGCCTGATAATCCATTTGACGAAGCTCTTCTAGTACCTGAGAATAAATCGTTTCAGGAAGCTCCTTACGCAATTGATTTAGCTTCTGCCGCCGCTGCCCGTGCTGCTCAGCCATTAAAACTTCTTGAGCTAGTTGATGAGCAATGCCGACTACATCATTCGGTGACATTTTTTCTTCATCACCTGGCATAATCCCCTGAGAAATACTTCCCATCATTCCCATTCCATGAGGACTTAAACCGCCTTCTGGTGGCGGCGCGCCCATACCAGCGCCACCTGGAGGCCCCATTCCCATTGCCGCTTCTGGCGGCGGAGGCGGCTGCCCTGTAGACTCTGGGTTCGGAGACATCATAATATTCTGCATCATACCCTTCAGCATCCCCTGCTGTTCCAGTTCGCCTTGCATTTCCATCAAAGCTTTTTGCTCATCAATAATTCGACCTTGCTCTTCTAACCAATTACGCCCCATACTTTCAAAAGCTGATGACCAGCTCATAGACATTTGTGCCGCCAACTGAATGTCCATAGTCTGCCTATCGACATCTGCATCTAATTTAAGCGGTAAAAGCCCAAGTTTCACTGGCGACCAACCTAGACGCGGTTGTAACTTATTTCCTAACCAGAATAAGAAAGTCTCTAGCTCGTTTCTAAACCACTGCCATTTATTTGCAAAAATAGTTAAAGCAAGAGGGGCGCCATCAACAGCTAACGTGTTGCGATAAAGCTCAGCTGGTACGTCTATTACTGAAAGCAATGTATCTTCAGCTTGCATAATTAGCTCAGTAGGTACCAAATTTTTAGCTTCACCGCCGAGTAACTGATACTGCGCAGGGAACGGCAAGAAGGTAATTTGCCCGTGATCTTGCGTCTCCCACATCTGTTTTACTTGATGTAAGTACGGAAGTAAATCTACTGTCCCTGCCGGGTCAGCAGTAACGCCGTCCGACGCACCAGCTCTAGGAGCTGGAGTAATTAAACGCTTAGGAACTGAATAATCTACGGCAATAGCTTCATTTATTTTATAGAGACAAGCTAACTGCCAGATAAGCTGGAAATGCGACAACATTCGCGGAATTCCCCAGCCATAACACAGCACGCCAGAAAGCGTAGAATCGCGTAAATGAAATAACTCCCCATCATTAAATCGGAAAGTACCCTGCTGACTTATCGCATAAATAAGCTCCATAGGATACGTGAGTAGCGTAAGCGTTCGTCCTTCTTCTACATTCTTTTTCATCTCCGCATTTGGCCTAAGATGATAAATGCATTTCTTTTTATCAAACGAACCAGCTTCAATGTAGATGTCTTGTGGGCGCCACGACACTAGCGTAATATCCTGCTTATTCTCAGATGGAATATCCTTTACATAAAAAGCTCCATTATTGTTGCATTTGTTGCACGTTAAGTCTCCCAGCATTGGAAGAGCGCCATCTCTTCCCTGTTTAAGAGATTTAATCGCATACTTAAACTGAAACTTTTTCTGATTATCTAAAACATATTTAAAACTGTAATGTTCTTTACAGCGCGGACAAATAACAGTTCGTGTGAACGGAAAATATAGCGATCTAAAAGCGTTGCCATAACAAAGCAAATCACAACCTAATGTAAATAGCTCTTTATTGCCCCCCAAAATAGGAAGAAGGTCTCGTTCGATTGCGTTCTTTGACGTTAAGTCTAAGCGTCCCTTTTTTTCAACATCGGCATAAGTTAGCTGCGTAAGGTTTAATGCAATAGCTGATTTAATCGCACTGGAATATGCCGGGGCTGAGCAAGTCCAAAGAAATTCAATATAAGCAAGACAAGTACGCCAAAAGTCCGGCGTGGCAGCTGTACCCATTGTAGAGAATGGATACATCAGCATTTTCTTGCTGTGATTTACTTGCTTAAACGAAGATAAGGCGTCATTTATCCCAAAATAACTCATACTTTTGATTATACGTATTAATAAAAACGCCGGTGCGGTTTAGCCCAAAAGAACGTAAAAAGCATAAACACAGCCACCGGCTAAAAACAAAAACTATTTTAATTAAAATCCATCCAAGTCTCCAACTGACTCAAGCAATCCTGCCATTTCCGGAGTATTATCTCGCTGCAACAAGAACAACACTAAATCACCTAATACTTCCCACACATCCAGCAAAGTAGTTTCTAATTTAACCACGTCATCGTCGCCGAACTTATCCTCAAACTTAGTCCTGTCAGAGAATAGAAGGAATAAGGTTCTTCCTATTCTATCCAAAGATGCTTTGAATATCTTTGAATAATCGCCAACCAAATCTTCAGTTCTTCTAGCGCCAATCAACGACAGCAAGGTGCTCACGTCGAAAATGTCTTTATTTCCCGTAGAAGCAGCATCCATTGCGCCCTGAAGTGCCATCGGATCTGGTGGCGGCACTTCTTGTAGCCAGTCGGGCGGCACAGGCTGATCTTCATAGCCTAGCTGCTGCGCTTCGCTCATGTCCCCTTGAATAGGTATCCCACTATAACTGTCAGCAGCTATTGGCGGGTCACTAAACATCGCTGGCAATATATGCTCAGGTATTTCTGATAATAGCCCGCCACCGCCCCGTCCAATTAAATCAATAGGCAGTTCCGCCACTTTATGCAGCGGCTCACGGTACGGAATATCAAGCGTCTGATTCGGTAGCAAATCTACCGCCGCCAATATTTCTCGTGCTGTTTTATCCCTAAAACTATAATCTAATACCAATTTCTTAAAGGCAGCTACCTTATCGTGAGCTACCCTATTGATCAAATAAGTCTTATCAACCCTGGCTACTTTAAGCTTTCGACGATTAGTCTGTAAAAGCTGAACAATATCATTCTCAGTCGCCAAAGCTAACGCCGTAACATCTCCTTGGCTATGCTTGTACGGGTCAATGTCGATATACTTAAAAATCTTTGGGAGGACTAGCTTACCATCACGGAAAACCATCTTATTACCGGCAAACGTAGGAGAACAAATAACCCATTTGGGCAGCTCACCTTTTACATCGTCGCCCTCTCTTTGTGTGTTATAATCCCGGTTATTAGCTATGAATAAATCGTGTAAACGAGAAAGTGTAATCTCTGTCCCTTCATTTTTCATATCGTAGGAAATATCTCTACGATTATCCTGCTGATCTCTCCAAGGATTAATATGCCAAACACCATCAGCATTTGACGCGTCTAGCGGAATAGTGCCACAGCCGCAAGGCGTAACAATAATCCGCCCTCGACAGTCCTTAGCTTCCGAATTACGCATACTTGTTGCGCCTTTAAATTGCTCAGCTGGAAGCCTATTAAACCAATCCTGCTTACCAGACCCACGAACCGTTAGTACAGCTGCCTTCTTGGCATAAATAGTATATTTACGTTTCCAGTCCACAACCAAACATAAATCGCGTGATGGGCGCTCTTTAACAAACCAAGGGTTAATTATTACAAGACATTCCCTAATACTCCCATCCGCAAAGAATACATCATAAACCCCAGTGTCAGCTGGGCTCTCGAATTGCATCTCATCTTCCACGATTGCAATTTCATCATCCTCTCGATCATCAATCGTGAGATTACCTAAGCTAATAAGCTCAGCCGCTTGTTTTTCAGACAGAAACGGGAACGCAGCGGTGTCATCTTGCGTGATCACTCTTACAGCTGCGTTCTTCGGTGTGCGTAATTGATATTTAGTAGCTTTCTTAGCTGTCGCAATCTTATTAAATGCGTTACTTAATTTCTCAAAAGTTTTAGCAAAGAACTCTTCCCCGTAAAAAGAATCCATTGCAACCTTCATAATCGGATACTGGTCGCAAGCATAAGCTAACCTCGTGAAAATTCGAGCATCCGCTGACGCTATTTTCTCAAGATTAATATTTAATTTAGGTATTTCTGCAGCAGCATGCTTAGCCATTCCAATAATGGCAGGCTGAAGCCAACTCTCAAAATTAGCCACCTTACCTAAAGCTGGCGGCTGAGTAAGCTGCCGCATGTCTGGATAGCGAATACCTAGCTGACGGAAATCCTTAGAATTACAGCTGCCAAAGACCGAGTCTCCGCCCTCTTTAATCAACCAATCAACCCAGCCTTCTTTTAATGGAACAAATTGATCCTTAGTTTGAATATAGAGTAGCTCAAAACCATTGATCTTTCCTTTATCAAAGAAAATTGGAATATAAGCCCAGGCAGACCCTACTTTAAAGCCATAAACCCCTACAACCTTTGTATTGTCCTCATTTTTGTCTAGTATGCGAAAACCAACAAAATAATTCAGGTCAAACAGCTTCGAGGCTTTTTCTTTAATGTAATGCGAAGAGAGCGTAAAAATAGCGGTCTCCAATTCCATATCATTGGAATGCCCCATCAAGTCGCTAGCTTTCTTTGTCCAATAATCCCTAGTGGATCTGGTAGTGGCCTCGCCAGCCTTTTTAATCGCGTAATTTAAATCGTAATTTTCATCAGTTGCCTGCGGTAGTAAGCCAGCTACTGCGCCACGCTTCTCTATGCGGCCCTCTGGGCCATTACTGGCAAGCATCCAGCTAGCTGCGGCAATGCCCTCCTTTAGCGGCTCATGAAATATAGAACGATCTACACCGGGAATTTCCTTCCCTTGTAAATTAAAACAGATAGTTTCCGCTGATTTTCGCATACCTTAATTCTACCACGCTAGGTTAATTGGCTTTATCCGCTAAACAAAGCCAAATAAGCTGCTTCCTCCTCATCTGACAATTGTTTTTGCTTAGTAAACTTAGAATGAGTTACACATAAACTGCAGGAGGTATTTCGCGTATTTAATAAATATTCTCTAATTTCCATAGGGGAGCTACTCTCTAGCGCTATTCCATCATATGACAAAATCTGGGCTGCCCATTGCTGATTTATTGGCTTTCCATTCCTTAGTCCAAACTTAGCTAGCTGACAGCGTAAAGCAGCCCTTACACAGCCATACAGTTTGGTTCCAATCATTCCGTGATACTTTCGTACAAAACTACAGCAATATATCGCCGCTTTATCGTGTTCTTGCTGATACAATTGCTTAATTTCGCCAGTTGCAACAGGTTTAAATAGTGCATCCTTATAATGGCTAATAATCGCTTTACGTGACCAGTTCTTCAAAATCCAATCAATAGCTACCGGCATGCTCAGGTGAACACTTACCATTAACCATATTCTTTTAGGGTACTTACTTTCTAGCGCGAGAAACATATCCTGATAATATTTCTCTGAAAACAAAGTTCCATTAGTATAAATATGAATTTCACTGTACGGAAACACATTAAGCGTTTCTTCAATAATTTCTGCTATTTGTGGATGACATAATGGCTCGCCGCCGCTAAATCCAATGATTTTTGGTCGGATATATTGATGAGCTAGCTTTAAGCTCTCAAAAACATCTTCTACAACAATAGTCCAATCAGTAACTGTAGAATAAGAAAAACACTCCTTGCAGCTTAAATTACAAACTGAAGTAATAGGAAATTCCAGCCTCTCAATTTGTAACTTACCCTCGCCCGCCAATTGAACACCGCATTCAAAGCTACTTTGCCCCCAAATAAGACTGTCCTTAGTCAACCTACCACCGCTTACTAAATCGCCAGCTAGCTGCTTACCGTATTTGAGCCTAGTGGTATAAGCTGGAATATCTTTTGTAAATGCCCACTGTAAAAACCCGCCTGTCCACTGTCTCGAATAAGCCAAATATTCAAGATTTTCTAAACTTTGTAAACAAGTTTCTTTTAACTTACTTGCACTATTCCATAATATAATATGCCCTAATCTTGCACCACCAGTGCGGATAATCATTTCATTTACGTCAAGCACGGGCCAAGCAGGATTAGGCGGTGTCTCAGCCCCAGCAAAACAACAAATCCAATCATCCGGCAGATAAGCTAGGACTTCTTGCTGTAAACGTTTCTTGAAATTAGAAACTAGCTTTACGTCATCCTCAAGAACAATAATTGGTTTAGCTGAACTTCGGGCCGCTTTAATATGACTCTCTAAACAGCCCCAAGCGCCGTAACGCAAAGAGTTAGCCCTATCACCTATAACTTGCCTAATAGCTGCAACCTTATCTGCCGGAAAATTTGGATTAGGCTCTGAGGTAATAATAGTAGGAAAAATTCCCTCAGCAGCTAAATGAGGTAAAAGAAACTCTAAGCGTTTCTGGCTTACCTCATTAGTCGTCGTAATAACTATTACTTCAAAATCACTAAACTTTAGCACACTCTTTAAAATAGTCAATAGTTTGTTTTAATCCGTCCTCCAAAGAAACAACTGGCTGCCAGCCTAATTTCTCTTTAGCTAACATAATATCAGGGCAGCGTCTGGAACAATCGCCACTAGGTAGCTCTTTATACTCAAATACTGGATCGGCTATATCAAGTAACTGTGCCATTGTTTTAATACAGCTTTTTATTGAAATTTCATTAGGGTTGCCAATATTGATCGGGCCAGCTTCATCCCTGGACATCATCTCAACCAAGCCCGTAACCATATCAGAAACATAACAGAATGATCGCGTATGCTCGCCATCACCGTATATCGTCACTGGTTTATCCTGTAACAGCTGATTAATAACATTAGGCATCAACCTGCCGTCGTCTGACTGCATACGCGACCCATATACATTGAAAATACGAACAATCTTTGTATTTAAATTATATTTCCTACGATACTCAGCAACCAACGCCTCAGCTACTCTCTTGCCCTCCGAATAACATGCCCTAGAACTTTGTGTATCCGTATTCCCTAAATCTGTTTCTTTCTGAGGATGAGAAAGTGCCTCGCCATATACTTCACTGGTACTGGCGTGCAAGAATTTAGCCCCTGCTGTCCTAGCTAAGTCCAGGATATTCAACGTACCCATAAATGAAGCTTTTAATGTCTCAATAGGGTTTTCTGTAAAAGCTTTTGGACTGGCCGGGCAAGCTAAATTATAAATTTCATCAATACCGCCCATTACATGAAACGGTTCCGTAATATCGTGCTTAATAAACGAAAAATTATCACCCTCGGTCATAAGATGAGAAATATTTCTCCTGCTGCCCGTACTGAAATTATCTATGCAAACTACTTTGTGCCCCTGACTAATAAGAAACTCACAAAGATGCGAGCCTATAAAACCAGCTCCTCCTGTTACTACTATTCTTTTCATTATTTACATTTACTTAAAAGTTCAGCTAACTGCTCGGCATACGGAATCATACGCTCATCAACAATATAGCGCTCATCGTCTGAAACTATCCACTCGTCAGCTTTCCAACCATATTTAACTGTTTCTCGTCCTTGAAGCCTAGCTCCTTCTTCAATAATGTCTCTTTCCACTTTCCACTTCTTATGTCGCTTGGCAAAGTCCTCCATTGAGCCGTAAAGATAATGACACAGTGCTACATTGTTATTATCTATAAAAGCTTCTTGCAAGGCCATACGATCAAAAGCACCGCCAAGCGCCACTTCTTGTCCGGCAAAATTAACTGTCTTACCATATACCTCAGCTGCATGGCTATAATACCACTTCACTGTCTCGCAGGGGCGACTGCCGCCATCAGTTCGACCATCTACTTTAATTTGATCCACCCTAACAATGGGCTTGACGGTACTCCACCCGTCTGATGTTTTACGCTTTGTAAACCATTTAAGTCTCGTTTCAGTTCGTGGCGCAGTCATAATTTGATTATTATGCCCGTACACCAACCAAGGCACAACAACTTGATCTACGCCCGGCCGGTCGACAGCTCTCAACATATCATTAACTGGGCGCATGTGAGAATCATATAAATATTCATCATCATCGAAGAAGGCCAGCCATTCAACACGTCCTTTATAGAACTCATACATTTTCATATATGCGCGCTGTTGATAACCTATACCAGGATGATACCCGTAATTATTTATTACATCTACAACTTCTCGTACCTCAGGAGCAAGTCGCTCAATAGCGTTATACGTATCATCAGTACACCGATCTAAGCAAACTATAATGCGGTCAAATCCAGAAAGATAATTATGACACAACATTTCTTGGATGTACTGGTCGGCGTTACAAACACACATGCCGACAGCTGAATAATATTTTTTTGTGATACTGTTACTCATTGTTTTATAAAGGAGTTTTTTGCTCTGCAGGAGCATATTGTTTTACTGCTGGACATAGCTTACAAATTGCCCGCGCTTTAGTGCATGAAAGGAATTGTACTAGCTCACTTCTTGTACTGCTTGGCAATAACGGCAAATAGTCCGCCGCAGCTCGCCATAACTCTCCCAACTGCCCAGTTAAATAGCCGTGCTGATATAACGCCGCCTGCGGACACATATATAAACAGCCATTTAATAATGTCACACAGTTCCTTTGTGTTGAGCATTCATGGTAGCTAGTCTCTGCGCAATCGGAGAACATAGGGACTGGTAGTTGATTTTCTATTTCGTAATACTTCTGAAAAGAATTAAAATAATTACGAACCTCAACCAGCAACTGATTAGCTTTCCAAAAAGCAACCTGCTCATCTATTTTTTTATTTAGTGGCTCCTGGTCAAAATGCTTTGAAACACGAATAAAAGTATTTGTTTCAAATATCGCCTGAAGCGTGTCTTTGTCTTCCATCGGAACTAAACCATTAGTTACAATGACTCGTGCTGAACTAGGGAACGTATCATGCACAATTCGCACAATTTGAGCTAAATTTGGATGTAGTGTAGGCTCGCCACCTAAAATACGAACTTGATGAGGCAGCAACCGCCCTTTCCACGCATTACACCACTCATACGCCTCCTCCACCGTAATCATTCCTTTTAAGAACTGCCCTAAATGCGCACAGTAATTACATTTTAGATTGCACGAATAGCAAATATTTAGCTCAAGAGCGGGAAATTCGACTGGAATATTTTCTCGTTTTGTTTCATCCTCTTCCCACCATTTCTTCTCATACATCATCTCCCAATGCCCGCGACTAGCTGGTCTTGAAGCATGTAATATTGGGGCAGAACAAATTGCATTATTGGTTGTCGGCTCCTCATGCATTTTTGAGTCTGGCGGGAAATTAAGAATAAATGCAGAGAAAATACGGTTAGAATCTAGCTGATACCATTCTGGATGTTCAAGGGCGTTCAAAAAATGTAGCGCCTGATCATCATTCTCGATATTAAACTTAGGCTGGCTAGGAACATAATTTTCTATTAAGTATTTAGCTACGGGCAGCTGTAAATTGCCGTCTAGGTATTGTTGACGTAATTTGAATATATTTTCATAGACCGTAATTAAATCATCGACGTGTCCGGCAATTACGCCAGTATTTAGCTCGCATCTATCCCCAAGAATTTTTTGAAATTCATAATAAAGGCGCGAATGGTCATACACAAAATAAGGGTGAATGATGCCTGGCGAATCTGTAGAAATTAAAATACGTCCGTCATATAGGGCATTAAACTTACCTAAAATAATATCTACTGGCTGCCTAAAAATAATATCTCGCGTATCTATAGAAACAAGATATTCAATTCCTTTCTTCTTATATTCAAGGCACTGCTCGTAAAAGTGTTTGATTTTATGCTCGTAAAAAGTTGTGTACTCCGCCTTATAGTCATAAAAAGCATAAGGAATACCTTGCTCAGCTGCGCTCTTACTAAACAGCGCAACACTTGTTGTCGTTTTACTGCCAAACGCTGCAGCACCTAAAAAAAGTGTATTTGCGCGTGTCGCGTATAATTCCCCAGGAGTAAATGCCCACACAACATTGCCGCTAGGAGCTGGGCCGCCAGAATTAAAATAACGTACCGGAGAGACTACTACACACCTAAATACATACGACCCCGCCGGTAAGACAATCTCAGGAATTAACTGCCCAGGCTTAGCTGACTCGCCGACCGCTACATCATCAATATAAAATCTAACAATGGCATTTTTTGAGTACTTTAAAGCAGACGGCGCCAGCCCACACGCAAAACGGGTCGCTTCTTCAAGATTTACACGAAATATACATTCATGCCCAAATGAGCTCCAGCCGTCCCACACTATCTTTGCCCAATCGCGATGCTCCGTTAGTAAAAAAATATCATAATCTGGTTCCTTTAACTCTCCAGCAACCTTAATCGGTACAATACTACTTTGCGACATTATTTTACGTATTTGTTCTTTTAACCCAGATTATACATTTTTTTTTTGTATACTGTTTTGTATGGCAATTACATTTGACATTTTTAAAGAGCTACACGCCCGTATAAAAAAAGGAGATTTTGAATCTGACAGGAAGCTAGCTAAAGAATACGGTATAAACAGAAACTGTATATATCAGATAAGGCGCGGTACTCACAAGTTCTTTGGGATTCTTGGCGGTTCCATGGATCCAGCTGAAGCTATTGTCTATCCGGCGCTAGACGACAGCGGCATTATAAAAAAAGCCCGATGCAAAAAATGCGGCGGGCTTTGTCAAGCTGAAATACCTTGCTACGTTTGTGCCGTACGGGAACTCGCAACAAAGAAACATGCACAGGCTTTAGCCAATATTGGCCTCTAGCTCACCCTCCGGGCCAGTAGCGCCTTCATCACCTCGCTGCCCCGTTGTTCCTGCCGCTCCGCCAGGAATAATTAATGGAGGAGAAGGCGCCTGCTGTTGCTTAACAATTGCATCGAGTGCATTTTTAACTTCTTCGATAATTTCTGCGCAGCGTTCAGGACTCTGACCAACAGTTCCTTGCAACAGTCCCATACGACCTTCACTAATGGGCAGATTTCGCAACGCCACCATAAAAAGAATATATTTTCTTAGCTCCTCATTAGCCGCAAACCAGATAATAAAGAAATCTTTAACGGTATTCTCGTCAAGAAGCCAATCCGTCATTTCAATAGCTGCCTGCTGCTCTCCTTGAGAAAGTCTTGACAGAATAGCTGGGCCTCGGTTAAATAGAAAATCATCAGCTTCAGAAAATCCAACGGTTTCTTCCATTTCAGGTGTTATAGGAACACCGACACTTCCAATAGTAGGAGATTCTTGTGAAGCAGCTTCTTTTTTACGGCACCGACAAGCGTCTTGGCAGGCAGTTACACCTGCCCCTAAGACAGCTACGGCAGCATGTAATTGTTCAACTTGAGCTTCTAATGAAGTTACGCGATCAGCTAAAGGAATTCTAGGCATTTTGTTCTTTTGTTAAAAATTAATTTCTCTTAATATACTATATTCGTATATTCGCGTCAAGATAACTTTGATTTTTTTCCATTTTAAATCTCAGTCCAGCAGTTGCTTCAGGTGATAGATCTTTCCGTTTTTCGTGTAGGGCATATACCTCGAGCTTGCTCCTAGCTGCTACTTTGGCATATACCACAAATTCCTGTAATGCCTCTGCGATATATTCGTCCACTCTCGCGCGAGAAACCTCTTTTGGAAGCATTCGCATTGCCATCGCAAGCCTTGAATCTTTTAACTCCCTAAAACTACTATCGCTAATTCTTTTGAGAATATGATTAAAACAAATCAATCTTAGTAACGGCAGCATAATTGCCAGGTGATATTCAGGCGAAATAAATGTTGGACGATGCTCAGTCATGTAGCTCCAGCACGCATTTTTATAATTTGCGTCAATAGTAGCATTAGCAAGCGTAACTGTCTTTAAGAAAGTAAAATCAGCACGATTAGCGCCTGTCAGTGTTAAACCGGTGCTCTGCGAAAGATTAAAGCCAGCAAGCGTACCGCTCTGCATCGCCCAAACAATGAGCGCAATAACCAAAATTAAACCATATATTACTGCTGGTGATAGTTCCATTTAAATAACTCCGTGAGCTGACAAAATAGCTGACTTATGGACAATAGTTGAGCTGCGTATTGCCTGCTCAATCATCTCTATATAGCCTTCATTTCTTGTAATTCGGTCGTTTAATAAAGCCACTAACCGCCTACTAATAGTTCCTCGCTTTATTAGTGATTTATAATAATTAATCTTATCTGTGCAGGCCACTAACAAAGCTGGGAGAATAATCTCATAGTAAACGTTATAGGTGTAGCTCTCAATGGCCGTCGGCACCGTTACGGAAGCGGGTAATTGCTTTTTTAAAATATTTAAAAAATTAATGTGATAGGAATTTGCATTGAAAACTTTAAGTATTTCCCTACTTTTCTTATCAAAATGCTCTTTAATGTCTTTACATTTTGCCATATCCTTGCAATGATGGTTTTTATAAATAGAAGGTACAAATGCTTTATAGGCTATGGAATTGATGATCGTATGCGCCTGTAAGGTTTCCACATCTTCTCCTGCCACAAATTCTGAAAGCAATCTACAAGAAGTTAAACCATCACTAATAGCTGACTGCACTTCAGCATCAATGTCCCTGCCTTTATTGCACAGCTCCATTAATACAAAATTATCCTCTTTATTCCAGAGCTGATCTATAGCCAACCAAACCAACGTTATTATTGTTCCAGCTAGCAGACAATAAACAACCGTAGACTGATTATCAATTTTGCCAATAGAGTCGATTATTAAAGATACGCCAAATAAAATCGCAATTGGCGAAGTCTTAGCTAGCACATTGCCCCACTGGGCAAGAGCCGCTAGATTACTTGATGCGTTAATTAGTTGGGTCAAGGTATGCCTCCATTTTGATAATGCTTAATGGCGGGGCATCTCCGGCATCTTTATGCCAGCTAAACCAAAGCATTGCGCCTCGTGGTACTTCGATAGGTTCAGAACATGCAGTGAAATACACGGGTGACTCTGTCACAGAGTGGCTAAAATCAAACTGTAAATCTTGTGCGTCCCCGTGTGGATTACACAATGACGGGATTGTCATCGGTAAAGGTCGCGGAACATCATCACACTCAAGGGCCGGGATAACGATGAAACGGCCGGTAAACATTCCAGCGTTAATATTTCCCGCCGCCCCTACTACCAATGTAAGCTTAATTCTAACCGTTCGAGCAGTAGCGTCTTCGCCATCATAAAGCGGGATATAAACACTGCCAGAAAACCCAGATTTTTGCCCTGGAAAAAAAGCTAGTGCCACCATGCCTCCTATAAAAGCATCTCTCATTTGGTCAAGATGAACTGATTGGACTGGAAGCGGAATATTACTCCACGCATCGCCAGCTACAATCTTGATCCGTCCGGAAGGTCGCTTAAACTCATCGTGCGTAAAGACATTATCAACGGAAATAACCTGACTAAAAATAGAGTCCATTTCTACCGACTCTACAACTGGCCCCCAAAAAAAACCATTCTTATCAGTAATCTGATTAAAATCGTCCGCCGTTGGTCTCGCGGTCATACTTTCCCAGCCAGGCCCAATATATTTCAAAACCCTCGGCCCAAGGAAAACTTCCGATAGTGTTTTGTTGTCTAGCTCAAGGTCAACATTTAAGTCGCCTCGTATAGCTGGTGCGCCTGTCCTAGTGCAAGTGATACTCAGCCCGGACGCTGGAGTAGTTTGAAGCGACGTTACAACTGCATCATCCGTGTTATAGGTAATGCTAGTATAATACGCCAACATCTCTTCATGCGTATCTGGTTCTGTAGTCTGCCAAACTGGCCAGTTAGGGTCGGAGGTATTCCAGCTACCCGGATTCCATGGTAATTTATCTGTATCCATCCACCAAATGCCCGTCTCATTAACTATATATAGATAATCATAAATTTCTGCAATAGCTGGTGCGGGGCCATTTTGCGCCGTATACTGGCTCCAAAATATCTTAAAAGATTCCGGCGCAACTAATGGAAATAATTCTCGTAAACTGTCAGAGGCGTTGATGTTATAACCAAACACTGCGCCAGCTGGGATACGAAAATTAGATGAAGCAAAGGCCGCACTATTAGCTGGCAACCAGCCCTCACTATCCAGGCCATTATTAAGCGACGGCCGGGCTTTCATTAAAAGACGATGATGCCGATGCCCAGATAAAATACGGTCAAGACTAATATTAACAGCAATAGTTGCTTTATTTGGCCCAACACTAACTACAAAAGCTACCGGAATACTTACAGTCGGCGCTTTAGCTGTTACGCGGCCTTCAATATTACTTAAATAGCGCACGCCTAACGATAAATAATCATAATGCGCATCTTGATTGCCACTCTCGGTAAAATCTAGCTCGACAATACCGCTTAAACAAATATCAGCAATATTAGCTGTATGTTTCTTAACAATAATGCCTAGTACATAACAAGAATTCTCAGCAATCACCTGGTCACCTTCTACACGGGTACTTACACGTGCCGGTGAAAACGCACCAGTATCTTTATTTAAGTAGACCGGCGCACCTACATGCGTATCAACATCCACAGGTTGGTTGTAGTGAATAATATTCGAGGTATCAAGATATGAGCTGATTTTCATATCCAACCTAGACATCCACTGAATCAAGTCCTGTACCGGACGATTAGCGACCTCGGGCGTGAGCGGTTCGCCAGACTCTATAAGGCGTACTTTTGACATAATTTAGAAACTGAAACCACCAATACTGTTTTGAATTCTCTCAACTGCCGTTTGTGCTTCCTTCGTAGCACACATTGGCGGCACATAATTAAACGGATAATAAGCTGGTGCTTTGATATTTACCGCACCGGCCTCAGCTACTGGCCTGTCTTTACGAGGTACGCGCTGACGTTTAGGTTTAGCTGGCGGCTCTTCATTAATAGGCTCTAATGGTGGCTCATCTTTAAACGTCTCATCAATTAGCTCGCCCATTGCTTCAGCCGTTTGTGCCGCATTAGCTTCCACCTGAGCAGGATCAATATCTTGCTCTTCATCCTCGGGATCTGACGCCAAAGCCTCAGCTACAGTCTCTTCTACTTCTTCCTGAGTTTGTGCCTGCTCCGCGGGATCTAGAAGTGGATCAGCTGCATTTTCAATCTCAGCTGACGAATCGACCAGTTGCTCTACGTCTGTACTTAATTCTCTTGCTTTTCTACCTGCTTTTGCCATTTTATGTTAATTGGTTAAGTTTAATCGGAAAGTTATCGCTGTCTGGGCAACCTGTGAAAAAGGCATCTGATTTTCTCTGACAAAGTAGCCTCTTGCCCAAACAATATCTCTTGTTATATCATCTATCGCTGTTCCGTGTGTCGGCGAGCTAACTAAAGCAATACCATAAATTATTGCGCCAGCTGTCGATTTGCCACCGACTCCAGTATTGCCTACACAAATGCCATTAAAAAATAATGTAATATCGTTTGGATTATCTGGATTTATTTTAGGCGTAACCGAAGCTACAGGAATGCGTAAGAAATCTTGATTTCCAGCTTGGTTTGCTCGCAAATTCAAATAATAATCATCATCCGCTGGGTTAGCTACAGGAGGATTAATTGGACTTGAGGTTCCCGCCTGGAACTCTAAATATAAAACATTCGGCGAAGAATTTCTATCACCGGATAAAAGTCTTGCTAATATCCGGTTAGCTGAATTTGATACAACCACTGAATTCGACATAGTATTTATTATAACGGGTTAGCTATTATTCTCGTGTAACAGGGCACCAACCCTTACGATTGAAACGCCCCAAATGAATTGTCATTGATTTAAGCTTATCTCTTACTCGATAACCTGTTTCCAGAATACCTAAGCCCCTCAACGCAATATCGTCATTACTTTCCCCTAAGATAGTAATTTCATCAGGTAACTCCAGACATTGCTGAATTAATAATGCCGACCAGGGTGGCGTCAATCTACGAATAGGTAAATGATCTAAATTTAGATCAGTAGGGTATTTAACATAATCTAGCTTTAAAAGCGTAAAGTGGTATCTACCTATGTGCTCTGCAAAAAAACGATATGGATTTATTTGGATCTCATTAGACTGTTTTTGACAAAGCTCAATTACTTCATTTACTGAAGTACCATGTAACTGGCAATGCTTTTCAAAATCCTGCCAAAATCTTTCGACATCAAATCTATTTCCCTCTACTGGAAATCGCTTTTGGTCTCCCACTTCATAAATATCCTTATACTCGTTAGCAAATACCAGCCCATAGAAGTATTCAACCCCTAGAAATCTTCTAGGAATTAAAATAGCTGACACCTCATCAGGCTGGGCTAACTGATTGAGATAGATGGGCTTGAACTCAGCTGTAATAGGGTCGCCTTGCTGAAGCACGTCACCTATTTCCACCGCCACTTTATGCCCCGCAGGAATTACATAATCATTCTTATCTGTAATAACAGACCAAAGAGCTGTTGCCACTACTGTTTCTTTTTCTTTAGCTATTACATTCCCTGTAACCTCAGAAAGAATAGTGAATATGTTGGTTGAGCTGGCGCCATCAATATAGGCGTTGAAGATGTTGTCAACCACGCTCCTATAAGCATGACTAGAGCTAGATTCAAGATTAAGTAAAACACCAAAGTGCTTAAATATCCAACGGAAGTCTTGCTCAACATGAGTTAAAAACCAAGTTCGAGGTTTACCATCTTTACACGGATCTTCAAAGAACTCGACTGAGTCCTTGAATAATCTAAAATCTTTACCGGGAAACAGTGTAATAGTAGGATTTGTTACATCATCTACTATTGAATTAATCGAAACTACATTGCTAAGCGGCAGCTTATAATACGTCTTGGTCGGGTTTGGCTTTCCATAGCGATGGTAGAGAGCTGTCCACTCTGTAGTAAGATTAGCTCCGCCCGGTTGAACATTATCGACAGGCCGTATAAAAGGTAGAAATGTAGCAAGGTCATTATCAAAATGCGTAAAGGCAGCTGGCGTATTATTTCTTTCAGCGGGGTCTAAATAAAAGGTGTAATAACGTTCTCTATGATAAATAGGGATCTTAGCCCTAAACGCAGATAAAGCCAGCTCGTGCCAGTTTTGCTCTACCTGCTCCTGCAGCCTGAGCGCTCCTTCAAAAAGACCGGACACAAACGGGTCGTCCTGAAAATTTTGACTCCAGTACGTCCCCAATAATCGAAATAATTGCCTTCGTGTAAGCATTAATTTGTTGGTTGCGGGCAGGTGCCAGTATAAGTAAAGTAACCCGGATACCTTACTAAATGATCCACTGAAGGATTCTGCTTAATAATATTTGGCCCAATTACCCATTTATTCGGGTCGTCGCACATCGGCGTAGGGGCAGGAGGATAATCGCTCGGGCCTCTGGCTGGCACATAATCAGGCAGCGGCTGCTGCGCTGGCGGATCCCAAGGACGCCAATATGCTGGTGCGGCTTTAGCCGGATAAAATTTCATTATCTTTGATAAGATAACTTCCTGAACAGCCTGATCTTCTTCAATTAACTGCTTGAGCGTAACTAACTTAATACTCAGCTCCGCTCCATCTAAATTGATAATAAGCGCCGGTTCGTCTCTTTTCTCGCTATTACTGCCATCAAACGCTGTAACCATGTCTTTTTCTCCTCATTATTCTTTTTGTCATCAATCTTAAAAATTGTACTTTCGGTGCCACCGCAGGCGCACGGCACAATATAACTAATAATATCCTCGTTATCTTCGACAACAGTATTATTAGTCAAGAAATTGTCACAATCTTTACACTTTATATAAAACGCCCTAGGCATTATTTCACCTTTTCAAACATTTCAAGAATGCTCTCCGTCGTACCTTCCGTTAACTTGAGCTGACTTAATTGATAGCGCCAGGCAGCTAAATTTGACAATACTTCATCATTTATATCCGTTAACTTAGTGAAAAACCCTTCCATAGTATCAGGGTCAGTAGCCTGAGCATCATCAAACATTGGCTCAGGTAAAAAGTTAACTAAAACATTTGGCAGCCCTCTTACGCCCATCCATTTAAGCGTTTCTTCGATATACCCTATTATTTCCTCTGAAAAAGTCTCCTTTTCAGTTGGAGGATATAAAAGACATATTTCAAGAACAGCCCAACTTAAATCCGCCGGCTCCATTGGCTGAGCTACCGGAGTGTCCACGCCATCACCGTTAAGAGCATTACATAAAGTAATGAAAACAGGTAGCTCATTAAACACTGCATCAGAAGTGACAACTTCTCTAGCTGCCATTATCTTATCAAAAACATCCGGCTCAATTTTTACATTTAATTCTGATGCAATTTCAAGCTGAACTGTTTTTGGCTCCCACTGAAACCACTCTGGCGGAAATAAATCGCACAATCCCAGAAAAGCTACTGAACCATAGGTAGCTGGCTGACTAAGAAGCTGGGCAAGAGCGCGCCTTGCCTGATGCGCTTTTGGATTTATAGTGCCGGTTCTATTGATTGCCATAGCTCTATTATACTACGACATACCCTTGTTTAACAATTTCCTTATATCTCCTATGGGCAGCAGCATAAGCTTCAAGATCGACATCTGGTACTTGATTTAAGTTACCGTTTCTGCCTATTTCCTTAGCTCGTTTATTTATGGCTTTTTCAAGAGCTAAAGTCTCGTTTATATCTCTAACTATGTTATCCGCCATTATTTGCCGAAGATCATATTTATAGACTTCGTGAGTTGCTTCAGCCGTAGCTGCGCTCTTGCCAACAGTACCAGCTCCTAAAGCAGCTATTAAAGTTCCAACACTCAATTTAAGAAATTCACGTCTCTTCATATTAACTATTATATTTAATCCTCTATAGCGTCCAACTCGAGCCTGTCCTCCCTGTACCGACTACAACCATAACACTCAAAGACTTTATAGCCTGGCTTGCAATGAGAGTAAATTCCCAAATTTTCTGCCTTGACACACTCCATACACCAATAAATTTCACAACACTCAAAATAAATCCACTGACCAGCAGCCAGGGAATTACCACACTCACTACAAATGTCAGGTTCCGAACTAGCCGCTGCGGCCGCCACACATACTTTACTCATAATTTACCCTCCACAAGCTGCTTTAGCTTAAATTCAGCTTCCTTTTTGGTCTTAGCCCACCGACAACTACTAAATAAACAATATTTCCCTAAGCTAGCTTCATCATAGCCAGAAATATCGTCATATTTAACTAACACACATTTCTGTATCTTGTCCTCATTTAAAGACAGCTTAGTCATCTTTACTTTAACAACTTTCTTGATGGCATCTAAAACAACCCAGCCGTCAAAGAACTGCTTATCCTCTAAACCGCCCCAAAGCCAAATTGGGTATGCATAATAATCTACTGACATATTCTTTTAAGTTCTTGTTGAAGAATTTTACTACAAATACGCTCTAACGTTAAATACTTCTCACAAAATTGTTTCATTCGCCGCCGCCAAGCAAAACATTCCTCTTCAGAAATAGATGTGACAATTTTAGGTATTTCAGCTAGCTTATCGGGCGTAACCACTATAACTAAGTTTTTCCAATCAACCTCGTCTTCGTACGGAAAAATAGGTTGGTCAGTAATATAGATCGGGATTGTCCCGGCAGCTAAAGCTTCGTATATTCTATAAGTAGTTGGGCCGCAGCCTCTTGGGCACAAGGCAAAAGAAGCATTTCGCAATTCCTCTAAATAATCCGTGTACCTTAATTTCTCAGTCCATTTAACAAAGTCACAACATTTACTGAACTCATTGCTTTTTAGTCGTACCCAATGCGGGCTCTCGCCGCCAAGACAATAAAGAATTAACGTTCGCTTAATATCGCTTAAACTGGCCATCTGATAATGTCGCAGCTCTCTTACATGTACTAGCGGTATTATACTATGTTCTGGCGTATGATCTACATCACAACTGTTATAGCCGCCGCCGCAGTAAAGAAAGAAATTTTTTGGATGCTTAATAAACGGCGATTGATCCATATTCCTTGTTACAGCCGAGCTAAAGTAATTAAAAGCATCACTGCAGCTGTCAAAAATTTCTTGCAATTGCTCAAAATAAATTTTACTAATTGCGGAAGTATGGTGGCGCAGCTCCCAGGCCTGAGACCATTGAATAGGTAAATAAACTGACTTTAACTCAGCTCCTTCCTTGATGCGCTGAATAATATGCGCTGTATAGTCCATAGGGAAAATACCTGGACGAATATTTATACGATTAAATTCATCCAGCCTCTCTTTACACAACTCAAAAATACGTTCTTGTTCTTTTTGTATTTCAGTCATTAGATGTTTGGGTGCGCAGAGTAAATGATGTCGGACGCTGGAATATGCTTTAGCTGAACTTGATACACTAGCGCTACGCTACGCTGCTGACATATTGTTTTACGCCCAACTACTCGGTATCTTTCCGAAGTGGTAGCGTCAATCCACACATCATTCTGATTGGGCGAGTATAACGAAGTAATTCTACCTTGAATCGGATTGTCATCAATCGGGCCTCGAAAATCATCTAGCTTATCGCTATTGGCATCTATTGCTGTAATTTCCATCCCACACTCAATGGGATTAAAATAACCACCAATAAAGCTAGTTCCAAGACAAATTGGACACTGATCCCTTTTATTAATGTCTGTTAGTAAATCATTACACACATTGCATTTTACCCCTAACCATTTACGTTTCAAAAGAAATCCAGGCGATTTATGATATAGCTGCCTATTTTCAGCTCGAATAATTCTAAGCGCAGTCCTATACTCCGTAAAAGATAATTTAGAGAATAATGTAGTTGGTTGCGATTCATAAGTTTTAAGCGGCCCTTTTAAAACCAACTTATAAGCCCCGCCCATACGCTGCCCATGATGCCGTTTCACTGTGTCAGCAAGCTTAAACTGAATATCTCCTTCATAAACTAACAGCCATGAATCTTCAGCTAAATCAAATTTACTATAGAATAATTGAAGTACTGTATTTGGATGCAATGCTTCCGTAAAATTTCTATTTTGCTGCCAAGTTATAATAGTTGATCCTTCAACTGATGGCCACACATCAAGCTTGTAGAACGGCGTAAAAGCCACTCTCTCTATCTGAATCGCCGGATCCCTGACCTGTTGATCTATTGGATGTAATTCAAGAGGTTTTGGCGTTTCAGCTATAATGCGCTCCGGTTTTGTATACGGCGAGCTAGCTCGGAAGTGTTCAAGTGTTCTGACGGGCATAATTAAATTATAACATTAGCTAAAAAAAAGGAGCTATAAGCTAGCTCCCTTCTAGCGCTACACTCCTGGCGAATCCTCAATCATTTTTGAGATCCAATACCATTGACTGGTACGTAGATCCGAGGGCACCGGATAAGTAACTAGTGGGTTACTCCCGTCTATGTGGCGAAGAATGTTTTTATCCGCGTCAAATTCAACGCGGATTAGCGTTGAATTGTGAGTAAGCCCGAACCAGTAAGAGCCACTGACCAGCGGCTTTCCCCCGAGCACAATTAATGAAAAATTTTCTTTCTCACTGCTCTCGCGCGAGAAAGTAATTTCTTCAGCTCCACAATTTTCTGATAGCGGGTCATATGCGGCCGCTAAGGTCTCAGCTAAGCGCGTGTCTTGTGCCGAAATGATCTCGGCTCCCTCAAGATCTGCTGCGTAGCCGAAATTGCTTGTATCAGTCATTTAGAATTCCTTTCCTTTAAGGTCACGGCGAAATTACCGTTCAAGATTTTTTACCTTAAAAGTCAGTTTATTTAAGTATAAAAAAAGAGCGCCGGTAAACCCCTAAACCGACGCCCCACGTTAGTGCCAGAAAGGACAAACAACACTAACTACTATCTTGCGCTTGCGCAGCTATACTGCACTCTAATTTCGTCACACTCTTCATTTGGATTAACTTGTACGCCCTCATTAAAATACTTAAGGGTACTAATACCGCTCCAGCCAGCTTGCTTGTTGAACTCTTTCTCAGCTAGCTCAATGACATAATTCTTAACCGGATCCATGTTAAAAAATTGCTCATAGTCATTTACTGGACTAGGATCGTCTTTAACCAACGGAAGACCAAGAGTAATAAGACATTTATTACTATTAAGCCCGCCGTCTCGTTTGATCTCAACCACTGTAATTTGTTTAATCCTAGCTTCTACTGATTTAATATCCCAAGTCATTCTTTTGTTACCTCGTTACTGTTATTTTATTCCCCCTCACGCCCATATATTGTATCGTAATTTTTTCTGTAGTGTTAGAAAGTCTTTTAAATTCATCAAAATCACTTTCAGGGATAGTAGCTAAAATCTTTGCGATTTCATTAATATTATTAGAAAAATTTTGAGTAGCTGCTCCCTGACCACACCCAGCACATTTCTCAGGCTGTACCCGCCAACTAGCTGACAATCCTCTCAGAAATGGAAAGCGAGCCACTACCTCCGGATAGCGCGTCAACCCAACCAGCCAATTTGACGTTAATCTCATTCGTAACTATTTTACCCATAAATACCTGCCTGCCTATCCCTAATTAACTGATGCAGCTGAGGATATTTTGCCTCTAGCGCCCTCAAAGCTCGTCTATTGCCGCCGCCTCTAAAATTGTCAAACATTAATGTACTATCACCTGCATGCTTAAACTCAAATATATTTGACCACAATTTACTCGCCCCCGCTAAGAAATGTTTTGTACCTTTCAATACCGCCATAGCCCAAAACCACATATCGTCAGCTGTAGGCGCAATTTCCTTAAAAAGCTGGCTATTAGCTACATCAGCATAAAAGGAATTAGGCGGATACAAAATCATCCCAACACCTAGCGGAAAGGCAGCTGGATATATTCCTTTTCCAAGTATGGACTGCCACTCTCGATACAGCTTAAATTGAGTATCAGCCTCAAATTCTATTTGTCGCATGCATGTGCCGACTATGCAAGCTGGATTTTCAGCACTATGTTTAACTAAGTGCTCGACACTATCAAGAGCATAAAAACAATCATCATCCGCTGTAATAATCGTATCATCGGGAAACTCCTGTAAAGCCCAAACTAGCTTTGAATACGACTTAATTGGTTCATACCCTTCTCTAATTTCAAGACCAGCTATATTTTTTAACTCAGCTGTTGCAGCATCATTTGTGTCTAAATAAAGAATTACTTTGTCAGCTTTATGCGTTTGATTAAGCAAGCTATAAATCGCATGCGGGGCCGATTCAGCTAATCTGCGACCATGACTTGTTAAAGAAATTATTAATTTACCACTCATAAAAAAATTGCTCAAAATCGTCTCGATTTATTTGCTCAATAGCTTTTCTCGAAGTTTCATTCAATATATCCCTATAAGATAATTGCTTACTAAATGTAGTAAAAATACGCTCAGTAACTTTGGTTATTATAGGGAAGCTAGAGCGTAGCTTATTAATCCGCTCGGACACCTGCCTAATAATAAGGTCTAATCCTTCTTCAAATCTAAATATTTCAATTGACGGGTCAATTTTATTGTCTGCCCACAAATACCCACACATGGGCTGCGTCACATACGGCCACGCACCGCGACCGCCTTCATACAGTAAAAATTCATTTATATTCTTAAAGGGCTTATTTTTGCGTAAATCAACTGCCCAACCTTCCTTAAACTCGCTATTAGGGTCAGCCATTTTTTCAAAATGATAATAGCTAGAGAGGGTTTTACTAAATGGATTGCGGACAATTGCAAATTTATAGTATGTGTCCCAAATTTCTGGCCCAAGCAATTGTTGCAGTTCATGTGCCTTGGCGTGCTTTAGCCCAAAGTGCAAGCCGTCAGCTAACCTACCGCGCGGCCCTTCAGCTGATGGAGTGCGCCCAAAGGGGCAGGATAAAGACAGCACACCATCCATTGTACTAAATTGTTTCTCAATACTTGTCCCACCTGTCTTAGGCAAATGAATAAATAGAAATTTATATTTATGCGAAATTATCATAATGGCTTACTTAAATGATTACTTATTTGCGCCCAATAAGCTGGCGGCGCCTGTGACTGCTCCATATACTCTAAATAAGTCTCACAAAGATTGCACTCAGCAAAAGGATAGAGATGTAAATATTCTCTAACGGCGGTGAGATTTGCAGAAGATAAATCAAGCCCAGCAAATGGCGCTAACTTCTTGTAATAATCGTCATGTATTGGAGTTCCGTCTTTTTTACCATAATGAAGAAACAGCATCCTAGCTGCATGTCTGGGACAGCGATAAAGCTTACCTTTGTGTACTACTTTATTATGGCGTGGCGGACAATTTACCGAAAAATCCCTCTCTTCAGATAAAGAGATTAAAGGCATGTCAGCAAATCTCTTTTCTACATAATCGTACTTAAAGCCTTCAGCAGTTAGCCAATCTCGCATATTAACTAAATTCCGGTCATAGCCTCGGCCATGTGGCGTAATTATAAGATAGAACAATGGATATTTCTCATATAACTCAGCTATCCGATCTTTGAAAAGAAATAGCTGAGTTCCATTAGTAGCGATGCTTATTTGCGTATTTATGGAGAAATAGTCATAAATACTTTCAACGGCCTCAAATATTTTGTCATGTAAAAATGGCTCGCCGCCATTTAAGCGCACTTCATCTGGAACTAAAAAATTAGAAGCTAGCTGAAGGTCATCCGATATTTCCTGTAACGGCAGCTCCCAATCCTGTAAAGGACTGAAATGAGCGCAGCCACGACAGCTCAAATTACATTTACTTGTAATTTGTAGCTCCAGTCTAGCTATTCTGACTAATTTATTCATAAGGTTTAATTTTGCCAGGCTTTAAATTTAAGAGTCCTTTTTGTTCTTCGATAAGTCGCCGCTGCTCTTTCAAGTAGTTCCTGCCACTTAGTACAGGACATATTTCGGGCTCACTAACACGCTGTTCAAGTAAGACAAGCCGATCTGTTAAATCTAACAAAGCTACCGCCTGAGCATTTTGTACTCGTACAATCTCAATTAATTTAGCTGTCAATTCCCAATCGTTCATATGTTGTATTTTACCGTATCTTAGCTAGACTTTAACTATGGCGGTTAATCTTAAATACAACATCAGAAAGCTGAAGTGTATTTTGCATTTAGGGCGGGCATGCTGGAACTGCGGATATAATCGTTGCCTTGATGCTTTAGACTTTCATCATCTGCCCGAATATGAAAAGTTGTATGACATTAGCTGGGGCATTAAACGTTATCCTTTTGAACACGTAATGGTCGAGCTAGAGAAATGCGCCCTTTTGTGCGCTAACTGCCATAGAGAAACACACGCTAATTTAGGAAAATGGCAGCTGAGGGATATTGATAAAGACGAGCTATTTGAGAAGTACGGAGCTGAGTTTTAAGTCTCGCGCGAGAAAACATCATTTTCTAACGCCCATTGATATGTCTTTCTTATTCCTTCCCGAATTTGTGTCATCTTAGCTGGGCGCTCAATAATACTGAAAAGCCTGCTATCGTCTAATTCACGTAAAGGCGCACCATCAGGCTTAATATTGTCATAAGTCATTAAACCTTTATAGCCAATTACTTCAGCTATAGTCTGAGCTAAATTGTGAATAGACAGCTTAATTGATCCGCCTATATTGTAAATACATCTTGTTCCTCGTGCCCAAGTATAATTTTTAAGCATTGGAACTTCCATAAGTCGGACAGCAATATCGGCTAAATCGTCAACATATAGAAATTCTCGAACAGCTTTACCGCTTCCCCACAGAGAAACAACATCTGCATTCGACAATTTAGCTCGGTGAAACTTCCTAATTAAAGCTGGAAGTACGTGACTACTTTGTGGATCAAAATTGTCGTTAGGCCCATAAAGATTACAAGGTACAAGAGTATAGTATTGCGTGTCATATTGTTTGTTATACATCTGACACATTTTAGCTGCCGTGACTTTAGCTACCGCATAACCCTCATTAGTAGGTTCAAAAAGACCATTACAAATTGATTCTTCTTTTATTGGAGTCGGTGCTTCTCTAGGATACATACAAACACTGCCTAGATTAAGTAGTTTCTTTACTCCGTATTTATGCGCCGCATGAATTATATTTGCAGAAATCATGAGATTGTCGTACAAGAATTCAGCTTGCGCATTGTTGTTAGCTAGAATACCACCTACTTTAGCCGCACAATTAAAAACAACATCCGGACGGATGTTATTGATTATGTAACAAGCTAAATCCTTTTCCCTCAAGTCATGTACACGACTGTTCTCTTCTGGAAAAAGTTTCGGCTGCTTTTCTAAATATGAACTCCAAGTTCTTTCCGTAAAAACATTCTCATAACCTTTTTCCTTAAGATTGCGGATAATAGCTGAACCAACCAACCCTGTGTGCCCAGCTACGTAAATTCGATCTTTTTTATTCATAAAATGATTATAACTAAAAATTCAAAATCTTCAACTTTACCACTCATAACCTAAAAGCTCAAAATCTCTTTTATAAAACACTTCAATTACGTCACGAGCCTCACAATTAATTACTTCACGATAATTACGCCGACACTGACGCGCCTTAGTGTTAACTTGTTGCGATAACACACTAATAATAGGAAATTCTTTATCTTTTTTTTGGATATTTTTACTTATCGTTGTTACCGCATTATTCAACCCATCTTCAAATTTAAATATTTCACAATCAATTCTATCGTCGACATATATATATTCTATTTGTGAACGAAGTGCTTCATCTTTAAGTTTTAAAAATTTTTCAGTTAAAAGCCTAATAATCCATGAATTTAAATCAAGAATATCCTTACCATTAAGCATCATTAGTTTAACTAACCAAGGTTCACTACAATAGCCACACATGGCCCTAAAAAACCAATACATACTTATAATGCGATCAAATGGATTACGTACTATACTAAAACGATAATAAGAATTATAAATTTCATTACCCCACAACCATTTAATAAAATTTAAGTCAGCATGTTTATAGACAGCTATAGACGGTTTATCAAAAAAATTAAACACTTCGCCAGATAATACGCATGCTTCACAAATATTAAATTCAGCTTCAATACTAGTGCCAGCTGTCTTAGGAATATGAACAAAAATATATTTAGACTTATGCGAAATTATCATATTTTAACTTTCTCTAATATAGCTCTAACAGCATTATGATAAACCAACATACTATAATCATCTTCCTTACTCTGATTATCTAGTCCTTTAAAATAATCTACATTGTGCTCTATGCCATTAAAACGATTTTTACATCTACTATGACGCATAACCCAGTCTTCTAAACTACCAGTGATATAATGCGCTATATTTGACGACTGACTCAACGATATGAAACTTGTTTTATTGTAATGAAGCTGCTCAATATTTTTCCAATCTTGAAGAGGCTTATCTGAAATTAATAAACCATTTGCATCACGTGTACATCCATCAATCGTTTTGCAAAAATGAATAAAACACCAACGATCATTTTTAACAAGCCTATCTACTTTAATAATAGATTTAAATTGAGCTGGTTTTAGCATATAGCTATTAATCAAAGGCATTCGTTTTGTTAATGCCGACAATCGTGTATTAGGTAATTTAATTGTCCTAACATTATTATTAGATCCATAAATTTTCCACCAAAACAATATCTGACTTGTATCTAAAGCAAAAGTATCAATAATATCATTAATTTTACGTTGCTTAAAATCATAAAATAATTCATCGACATCCCAAATAGCCAACCACTCAACTTCTTTACTAACCAAATCATAAATCAAATTATAGGCTTTTTCTTGAAAATCCCAACCAGGATTGTTATTAACATAAGGCAATATCACTACCTTATCTAAGACAAACTGTGGTAAATTCATTATTTTATTAAACGTATTATCTATTTCGCCATCAATTTTATGCAATACAACTAGTATCTTATCAAAACCTATTAAATAATGATGAACAATCCATTCTTGAATATACGCTTCTTCTAATCTAGCTACACAACCAATAGCTGACTTATAACGTTTTTTACACATTGCTTTATTACAGACTAGCGACTCGATCACGTTGTTGATAAAAGTATTTATTAGAATTATTAAAACAATGCATACATAAAACCATCTTACCTTGATAATCTTTAATAAGCTTACTAACCTCTAAATACCAATCTTTTTTCACTGGTACACTGAGTATTTGAAAAATATCCGGATAAGGTAAGTTACATAACTTAAAAGCATCGTGGCCAGGTGCTCCGCAAATGCTTATACGATTATCCGTAAAAGTCAATCCGCACATACATTTACAAGGAATAGAATAAGTCTCATCAATTGACGCTATTCTACGCCCAAAATAATGTCTTTCAAAAATTCTAACTTTATTATGTGTCAATAATTCTCTTATATGTATTTTTTTTTCATCATCTAAAAACTCATACAAACTAATACTAGTTTTATCAACATAATTTAAAACAGTAGTCAATAACGCAGTATCTTGTAAAAATAAAAGACCATTTGTAACTAAATTAATGCATTTGGCTATTTTACTTTGATGTAATAAAGGTAAACCCTCTAATAAATTTTCCCAACATAATGGTTCACCAATCGCATTAATGTTTAAAGTCTCTATAATGTAATCAGAATCATGACAGCTAATTATGAATTTTTCTAAAGCAGAAATACTCAAATGCCACTGAGCATACTCAGTACGACAAGCTAAATGAGCACAATTTTTACAATTTAAATTACACTTACCCACCACTGACATATTTAATTCAGGTATTAACATAATTAAATCCCTCCACTGTCTTAATAAACCGCGCATCAGTGATTAAAGACTGACCGACATCTTGTCCACAAAAAGAATTATTACTTATAAAAATTTTTAAATTATTTTCTCTACACCAAGGAAAAATTAAACAATCTATAGCCGGTAAACGGCCATCTGAAGAAACCCATTTACAATTATTCGTATGTGCGTCATAAAAAATTTTATTTGATTTAATATCATTAATTAATTTAGCTCGCCATTCACCAGCTTGAAAACAAACGCACTGAAATCCGTGTATGTAATCAACCGTTCCAACTAAATCTGTTAACTTTAAATAACTCTCTGGCTCCTTTGAATATGGCCAACCAGTATGACCTGCCATTAATATTTTCCAATCAAATGGTAGCTGATTAATATGTGCTTCTAATACTGACTGAAAATCCCACCTAAAATAGGCATCATCTTCAAAAAAACATAAAATATCTTTTTCAGATAATGCCGTCTCAAGTAAATTTGCCACACTTATTGCATGATCGTAATACTGAGTACGATAAAACTTGAGATCCTTAGGTATTAAACTTCTTTTTTCAACATACCACATGAAAAAAGAATAATTATCTATGCCAGCAACTTTACACATATTAGCTATACGTCTTCGACGTTCTGCACTTATAGTGCACCCCTCTGAACCACAGCTAAGTATTTTATAGTTAAAGACCATATCAAAAATTATCCCCTAAAACATCACTAAGCACTTGCCTAGCATATCCGCCTTTAAAATCTCTATTTTCGGGAGCTAAATGAAATAAACCTGGAAAATGATAAAATATTGCTTTTCCATTATCTACATTAGGCTGACAGCTGGTAAAAATCTGCTTATTTTTATCCAAAGAAATATCTAACCAAAACTTTTCATTTGCCTGTTCATATAAATATTTTTCATAAAAAAGCTTTTGCAACATATACTGATCTTCCGGAAATTGATCATCAGAAGAAATATAATTATGCAAGTGCTCTAATAACCTTATCACATCTAAACGATTACCGCCATAGGCTCCGCTATTAGGTGAAAAAATTAAATTAGAGTTCTTATCCTTAAAACATCGTATAAAATCTTCACTATTACGCGGCCATAATGGCGCTTCAGCAGTTAAAGCTAAATAGGGTACTTTTGCATACTCTGTGGAGACTATTACACCATTATCAGGAAGTCGTGCCTCAAATACAGATGAATCTGCACAGATAAATGTGTCCGAATAATCCGCTAGAATTACTTTCTTATGTGGTAAAATATTCAAATATTTTAGCCCAATACGCAGCTTATCTAACCATTTTGCCCTACCAAGCTCAGGTCTAAACCTTTCACCAGCTCCTGCAAAAACTAACGGAACTTTAAAATAATCACATGTTTTTTTTAATAAACTATCCGGAACATTAGGATAAATACTAAAAGCTACTATCGCAAAATTTTCAGACATCTTTACATAACTGATCTACCAGCTTAAAGTAAGCTTCTGTAAGAGGCTGACCAGGAAAATGGATTATCGGGCTTATATTAGTTAACCCTGTTTCTAATATACGAGCTGACATTAATTGTCCCGTTCTATCTACCTGTATCAAAGGTATGCCACATGCTTGTAAAATATGAATACAAAATTGATCATCCCAACGTTTTTGCTGCTTTAACGCATAATTAAAAGCATACAGACTAGCTATATCATTTTTTGTTAAATTATTAAAATGACCACAATTCCTTTTTTGATCAAGGCATTCAAATACAAATAAAATATGCTGACATAGCTTAATAATTAAATTTATTTGCCCAGCAAAAACACCGGCATTTAAAACCACCAACTCCTGATCTTTAGCTACTTTATCTCTAAACCATTTTTCATTATAAGGATAAAGCACATCGGCCCATCCTTTATTAAATAATACACACTTTAAATCTAACGTATTATATATTCTTAAAAGTTCACAAACTGGCGCAGTAAATAATACATCACGCGAATCAAAGAAAAACAGGTGCTCTACTCCCTGTTGTAATAATTTTTTTGCACCCGCTAATAATGGATTAATTTTTAAAGCTATATAATCATGAACATTTAACGCATTAGTCTCTTCCCAATACAACCAATAAAGCGGTACTCCAAAGTACTTAGCTGTCTTACGAATACCATACGTATATTCCTGTAAACCTGTATTAACAGCTGTGCTGCAAAATCTTGTATTTTCTAACGTAGCTAACATGTGGAAATAAGGAACCTATTTTGCTCTTCAGCCGTATATGCTTCTAAACTATCATATAAAATAGTAGACTGCATTTTACCTGTTTGAATACTAGGACTTCCGCCCTGTCCTACATAACTTTTTTGTGGACAAAATATTTTTAAATGTTGCACTTCTGGGTCATGATAAAACATACAATCAAGTCCGCCAGGAGAATTATAGATTGCTGCACTTAATTCCATATATGAAAAATTATTACGATATGCAATACACTGTGTACCATGAAATTCAGCTAATTGCCTATAATTATTTACTTCTTTTTTTACTTGAAATATTTGAGTATACCCTGGAATAAAAATTTCCCATTCCTCAGGTAAATTGGCTAAATCTTTTTCAAATCTTTTAACAAAATCTGGAAAGACTATAGCATCATCCTCAAAACATAATAAATTACCAGTATAAGTACGCAAAATTTTTGCAAAATGTTTAGTGCCACCTAAAGGAGGATCTACAGCAACAACACTAATACTATATTCACCAATATTGCTTCTTTTAAAATATTGACGTAATCTTGCAATACGTTCTGTACTTATTTTATGATCAGTTGACAAAATAACAATTTTAAAATCAGCTAAGTTCATTATTCCCCCAAATCAAATATGTTATGAATATTTTGTGATTTATCGCATTTAAATTTTTTTATCTTATCCGCTAATATTGGATAATGAGCAATAACCGCATTCAACTGTTTAACATTACCGCCTTCAAACGCATTATATTTCCAAAGACAAGTACCACCTGCTTCCATTGACTGATCAATTAATAAAAGATTACGCCTAATTTTTTGAGCTAATGGTTTATCAATAAAACTCACAGGTTTATTGTTTAATATACGCATAGCAAATAACCAAATTTCATCAGCTTTAGGAGTCAGAGTAAGGAACAATTCTTTATTAAATACGTCACTATGAAAACTATTTGGGGGTATTAAACAACCATGCATATTAAGCGGACTATCTATATTTTTACATGGGCAACAACGAGTATGACACAACTTATACCGATCTTCATCGTAATACACCCCTTCAGAGGTTAAGCATGTCATGGAACCCGTCTTTTGATACTGCTCTACTAAACTGCGCAACCAATCCCTCGGATAATAAGCATCATCGTCTGCCAATACAACTAAATCATTTGGAAATTCTTGAAGCGCCCAAAACCATTTAGAGTGTACTCCAATATTTTCATATCCTGCGCGTATTTCTAAACCTAGCTGAGCTAATGCTTTAAATTTTTCACGCACTATACCTAAATAAGGATCTGCGTCTTTATCTAAATATAAAATTACCTTACTTGGAATATCTTGGTCTAATAACGTACTTAAAGCTCTAAAAAGAACCTCATTTATCCGCTTACCGTGACTTGTTAACGAAATTATTGTTTTCATGTTTTTTATATGCTAATAATTTTCTATTATTTTGCATTGTTATTGAATTATACATTTGCCTACTGACAGCATGTCGTTGTTCTTCATTAAAAAAGGCATGAGCTAAATGCCTAATAAATCCGCCAGATGTCGAGTTTAATAAAGCGTATTCCTCATGTTTTAATATTACTGGTCTACCATATTTTTTAAATGTAAATTCACTAAACGCCAGCTGTTCCACTGGCCAGGTCTGTTTTGTATGTTCCCATTCAGCTAAGTTTACAATTTCATATAGTTCTTTCCAAATATCATGAACCATAGGAACATTCGCCATCAATATTACACCCAAACATGCCTCGGCATCATTAAAGGTTACTTTTTCATTAAGCTTGTTTGGTACAACATGTATTAAATGCCAAGGCTCGAAATCTTGTAACACATCTTCATAGAGTGAGATATTATGACTATAAAAACAAGCGTCTGCATCAAGATAAAGTAAATAATCACAATCAACTAACTGACGTTGAATATGTCGCACTTTTTCCCAATTAACATGTCTATCTTGTGGCAAGTCTTCCTTAGCTATTTCCTCAACACTATATTCGTATCCATGAATATCACAGTATAACTGATTTATTGGACGAATATACTTATTAAACCAACTATCTTTACAACATAAATCTCCCCAAATATATTGACTAACTTTTAACTTTATTTCTGAAACAGGTAAACCTCCAACAGCTCTAAAAGGTGCTCTAGTATCATCAGTTACTTTTTTACCGCCATCTTGTCCAACAATACTTTGCTTAGTCAAATAAAATTTAACATTATTTTTTAAACACCATTCGGCAATTAAAGTATCTACGCCAAAAGGGTGATTTACATTAATTTCAATGTCCTCATTAATAATGGCCGTAGCTAGCTTTTTACGCCACTCACCTGCCCGCAATAAAACACATTGAGTCCCCCAAAAACGACTAGCTTGTATATAATTTGCTTCCACTAGCTCAGCATCTTTAACTGTCATCCACCCAGCAATAGCTATATCCCAGAAAGCTGGCAAGTTATTCAATTCATTCTTTAATCTATCCTTAAAATTAACCGGCAATCTCGCATCATCCTCAAAATAAATTATGTCATGGTCCGCGTATTCATTTATAATTTTTGCAAAATGTAAATCACAACCTCTATTACCCCACAAAGGATTATCCGTCTCCTTTTTAACATATACAGGTAATATATCTAAAACATAATCTGTTATGCCCGCACTTTTAAAATTTTTCTTTAATTTTAATATCCGCTCCGTACTAATCTCATTATCTGTGGTAGCTACAATAACGAGATAACGTTTAAACCATTCTTCTTTCTTAGCTTCAGTAGCTAATTTAAGCTCTACCATCTTCTTATTACGCTGCATTAATGCTGAATTAAATATTCTTTCAAATTCAGCTGTATCTCTTAAACATTCAATAAAATTCCGAATAAAATATCCATAGGCAGATTGAAGCTTATAATATTCTCGCTCCAATTCAAAAACGTCTACAAATTTAGGATAAACAAAATTACCTAAAGCCAACTCTACATCTGGATATTGTTTCTTAGTATATGCGCCCAATGTAGTATCCGGTACCGACTGCCAATAATCTAATACTTTATGCGATTCTTCACTATTTTTATATAGCATTACAGCTAATAACGGTTTTGAATGTACTAAAAACTGTTCACTCACAGTACCTGTTGAAGTTAGTATATGTTTTGTTAAATTAGTCTCTAACTTAGCTACATAGTCAGCTAATGATATACTATGCTCATAAAATATACAATCGCCTTCTAAAGACAGTAAATAATCACAATTATTTAAATGTTTTTTTATTGTTGGAATAAGCTGCCACATAGCATTTCGATCTGACAAACTTACCGCTACGTGTTCACAGATATATTCGTAACCATGAAGTTCACAATAATTTCTATTAATAGGCTCAATATATTTTTTAAACCAATGATTTTCATCAGTCCACTCTCCAAAAATCATTTGTAAAATTTTTATTTTTTTATTAGATTTATTAAAAATAAAATCATTTCTTTCTATAATTTCATTATGTAATTTTTTTGAAATCTCTTCAGGCACTAAACCTGCATACGCTGAAAAATAGCGTATTAAATAAGAATCAGTCCCGCATAAACGATAATAATCTTTTAAAACAGTTATTTTATTTGGATATTTTTTTGCTAATTCAAACAATGCAACATGCGGGCCACACTCACTCCACTGACCGCAAGGATATACATTAGTCGTATCAACATCACCTAACCACTCAGCGACTATATCTTTTGCAATCTGTGTATTTTTTATTAGCATTACTTCAGTATGTGCTTGACCAACCACATCAAAAGCTACTAACGATTGCATATTATTTATTTTAGAAGAGGGTACCACAATTAAACTACTTTCTAACTCATTAGATAACTCTTCTAAAATACTTAAATTGTGATCATAAAACAGGCATGAAGCCGATAAACAACATGCCCATGCATCAGGATTACAATAATTTAATGCCAAGCGATAACCATACTTAAAATAATAATCATGATGTTTAGAAAATTCTTTAACATTAGGCGCTATAAAAACAGCATAGCTAAAGCCCATTCTATTACAATAAGCCTCATTTATTGGCTCAACATACTGCCTAAACCAACTATTTGGTAATGCCTGCTCTTCTGTTATTATTTGAAAAACATTTAATCGACTCATACTAATATCAACATACTCTATAGGAACTTGCCCAATACCGCATGGAATCATAGTGAAACCAGAGCGGTATCGTTTATACACATTGGCACTTATTACTTTTTTTGCTTTATATAGTGTCATAATATCTGTAAAAAAACTCGCTAGACTCTCACTACTAGTTTCTTCACAAAAAAACATTGAATGACCTAATTGACCTGTTGTTACCTTAAAATTAAATTTTTCTTGTAATAATTCTCGAATGAATTCATTAGAACAAATCAAAATTAAATTACTAGTTGATACTTCAGCAGTACTGATAATCTCTTCTATTTTTTTTATAAGATTTAAAATTAGCTCAGAGCCTCTGTAACCATAATCTTTTTTCCAATTATCATACCATCGAACATGTAATGCCGTATACTCACTGTTGTTTAACTCCTTAAGACAATTCGCAATAGCTGCTAAACCAATTTCACTCATATCTGGAGTAATTAACCATTCGAATTCAGTTAAATTTAACGGATCTACAGGCCACTCATGACCATCACAAAAAACAATACCTTCACTATTAACATGCTCAAGAAGCCAATTATATACTCGTTCTTTAGAGCGGTCATTACCGGGTAATTGAAAATAATGAACTTGTTCATTATTGTATAAAAAAGAATTTGACCAGCTAAAAAATTTATGAAATGATTTATTTTTTGGAATTACTGGGGTTATCTTTAATGAATCTCCAAATAACTGTTTTAAGTAAATAAAAAATTTACAAAAATCAAAATAACCCTGATAAGTCCAAATTACCCTAATTTCTTTTATCAACGAATTATCAAAATATTTAGACATAATTTAAATCCTTACCAACTGTAATTAAAAAGTTCAAAATCTTTTTGATACTTTTTCTCAATATATTTTCTAACCATAGAACTTAATACCTCTCGATAATGACCTTGTTGTCTTCTATGTTCTGAATGAATCCTATAACTTATTGGAGAATAAACTAATTCTTGGTTCATATTATTTGTATTAATTTTTTTAATAATTTCTTGTAAAGCAGCGTCTAAAGTATCTTCATATTTAAAAATATCAACCTTAATTTTATCTTTAGATGTGCAGAAAAATGACTGTGGATAAAATAAGGCCATTGTCCAAGTAATGTCACCGCCTTGAATAAATGTATCTAAGCTACTAACATCTTTATTTAAATTTTTTGCAATAACCTTAATATATGAAATATTATGTTCAAGGCCTGTCCTGAAATACCAATATTGAGAAATAAATCTGTCATATGGATTTCTAACTATGCTAAATAAATAATAATTACTAAATATATTAGCGCCATATACTAACTTTAATGCTTTAGTAGAGATATGTGATGCATTTAATTCTAGCCCCCATTTTTTTAACGTAACAGTGTCACATACTTTAGCCGTGCTATCAATATTAAGTAATTGTGAATATAAGCTACTACCACCAACTTTAGGTATATGGCAAAAGATGTATTTATTTTTATGCGAAATTAACATATTTTATTTAACAGTATTGGACTCCACCCACTGCCTCGCTTCTTGTTCATCTGCAAACCGCTTCTCACCAACACCTAAACATCGTGCAATATACGGTAACGGTATATTCTCTACTGCATTAGCTGCTTCAATAACTGAACCAAGCCAAAAAGAAAATGGCTCTGTTACGAAACTTCCATCTGCGACCCACTTCAAATCCAGTATAAGTTTCATTTCTTTTTCTTAACTATCTCAAATCCCTCTGGAACCCAAAACTCAGCTCTACATAATTAATTTCTTCTGTCATGTTTTTTTAAATTGTTTTCGTAGTTTACTCATAAGCCCCTCACCAAGCTAAAGGCTTGCCACATTACCTTATCCATGTCCAAATATTGATAGCTCCCCAATCTACCACCAAAATAGAGATTGCTATAATTTAGCTTCTCCTTATACCTCTTATATAGTCCAGTATTGTAGCAATCATTAACCGGATACATTCGCTCCTGCCCCTCGCCTCGTCGGAAGCTAGCTGGCACCTCATAAGTTACAACAGAAGTCTCAAATGAATCAGCCGTATCCGGGTAAAAATATTTATGCTCCGTTGCCCTAGTATAAGGAACCTCCCATTCCGGGAAATTAATTACAGCATTACCAAATAAATTATCCTTTACCTCACGCTCCAAAAAATTAATTGTGCGATACTCTAGCTCCCCCTCAGAATAACCTGAAATGACATCTAAGCTGCCACTGTAGATAATTCTGTGATATTCATTTAAGCTAGCTAATAAATCCTTATGATAAAATGTTCGGCCATATTCAACATCAATACCTTCAAGCATTTTGTCGAACATCGCCGAATAGCCATTAATGGGTATTCCCTGATATTTATCTAAAAACATCCGAGTTTCAAACGTATCGCGCCATTTAATGCGCTTCATTGCGGCCTGGACTACATTAAGACCAGTGTTCCCCATTAAACCCGGACGACCAATAAAACAATCCTCGCCCCACATTTTTCTGGAATAATCGCGGAAGAGCTTCTCAAAAATCAAAGAATGCTCATCTTTAGTTAAACCATTTCCCTTAATCCCAAGCTGCTGATATGTCAGCTTATTCGGCGGAAAAGAAATATATTGCCCACCAACAAAGCTAAATACTCGGTGGACATAATTATTAAAAGAAGTAAACCTATTAATAAAACTCCATATTTGCTCATTGTCTGTATGAAAAATATGGGGCCCATAAGTGTGAACTATCAATCCGCTAGCTCGCCTCTCGTCCCGACAAATACCGCCAGGTTTCTTACCCCGCTCAATGACCTTTACTTTGTGCCCGGCATCAGCCAGGAGCCTAGCACACGTACAACCAAATAATCCAGCTCCAATTACTAATACTTTCATCTTGTTCTTTGTTTGAGGTTTTCCTCCAGTATAACAAATCTCGGTCAAAAGTCAGCATTTTCTCTCGTAGCTAAATTATGGATAATATCGGCCTTTACGTCAGGATGCTGTTTTATGCAAAAAGCCACTTCATCCGCCATATTTAAATTGGGAGCTGAAGCTAAGCTGTCAGTCCCCAATAATACCTTTACACCTAAATCCAGCATCTTTTTCAATGGATATGGCTTATGACGAAAATAAAAATGCGACCTAGGACAATATACTACAGACATATGTGGGTGCTCAGCTAGGAACTTGAGCTCATTGTCCTCTAAATAATTACCGTGCACAATAAATACCCTAGGAGCTACGCTCAATAACTTCAGATAATCTAGCGGCTGATACCCTAATAAAATATTAGCCGGATTATAATAACGATCCATTCTTGTTTTATGTAGCTCCAACATTGCGCCAGTGCGACATCTTAATAATTCCAATTCCTCCAGCGTCTCAGCTAAATGAATAGAAATCGGGACTTTTTTGTTTATTGCGTAACCAATTAATTCAGGATGGACAGAATACGGTGCATGAAGGGCAATTCCAGCTGCCTTCTTGACCTGCGATAATTGCCTAATGGCCTGCTCTGCATATTCTGCACGCCAACCTAAGACAGCACAAAAAGGAAGCCAATTGGGCAATTCTTCAGCTAATTTATCAATACACCCAATAGGGGCAAAATCAATTATGGCATCACTATTGCCTAGCTGGCTATAACCTAGCTTAATTCCTTCCTCCTCTCTAGGTGCAGCCTGCTGCTTCCAAATAATTAACTGCGTAGCCCACTCTAAAAAAGAACGATCTTCACAAATAATGGGCGATCCAATTTGACTTAAATTAAGATGTGCGTGCGCGTTGAAGTACATAAAGTCTGATCCAATTAATTAATCCGGCAGCTGCAATCATGAATAGTACCCCATAAAGAATTGCCGTAAATGTAATCCCAACCAATATACATACAATTATCGCCACAATATTAGCCAGCATAAAGCAAGCAAAGGCCTCTAAATACCTTTGAGATAAAAGCATTACGCCAATTATGTTCAGCGACATAATAAATGTGTCAGCGTACGGGTAATTAGCTGGGACTGGGAATAAATAAGGGAACAGCTGATGGCTTACTGAATTTAAATGCCCAAATATCGCCATAGCTAACATCACAATAAATATTCCTTGAGCTAACAAATAGCCGTCTAAACGTTTTATTAAAACTCGCTCATCTTTTCTTTTCCAATACCAAATTGCATAAAGTGCCACGCCAAAAAAGAATAGCTGAATTATTACACTAGCGTACAGCTGGACTTGATAAAAAAGAGCAAAGAATAATAGGCCTTGAATTATGCAATAATACCAAGTCCAAATACTATTTCTGACAGAATAATAGGCAGAAAGGATGCCGACTAGAATGGCGCTGGCCTCAATGTAGCTAAGCTCATACCCAAATATGGTCGCCATTATGTTTTCAATACTAAAAAATTCAATCATTTTAAAATTAATAATCCTTCGATCCAAAGGCCATCTATGTTGTTATTTTTAAAGGTATTTACTGCGTTGTCAATGCTTTCAATAATTGGCTCCTGTACATTGAAGGACGTATTGCACAGCATGGGAATATCTGTCAGGTTATTAAATTCCTCCAAAACCTCTTTAAAGCGTCTAGGATGCTCTCTTATTGACTGCAGCCTAGCTGTGCCGTTGTGATGCAGGATAGCTGGCACCTTGCTCTTCTGCGCTTCTTTAACCGGAAAAGCTTCAGTCATAAATGGAGAATAAACATAACCCTCAAACCAATTATGCCCTTCTCGGTCAAGAACTGCTGGGGCAACTGGTCGAAAATGCTGGCGTTTTTTAATTTCATTAAGCCTGTCTCGACTAATAATTGTCCTGGGGTCAGCTGTTATAGTACGATTACCTAAAGCTCGCGGCCCGAATTCACTGCGTCCGTCAAAAATAGCGATAATCTTGCCGTCTATTAATAATTTAGCTATTTCAGCTGGGGACGCTTCCCAGTAATTTAATTCCAATTCTGTTAGCTTTTGCCTTACTTCTCCCTGCGAGTAACTTGTACCCCAGGATGCGTGCGGCATACGGAATTTACTGGGATCTTCAAGGGCTAAGCACGCAGCGCCTAAAGCTAGTCCGCAGTCACTTGCCGCTGGCGGCACGAAAATATTATCCCACCTACCTGTCTGCCTGATTTTATTAACTAATTGGCAGCTCATTGCACAACCACCAGCAAAACATAAATTACGAATTGATTGATCAGCGCATAAAGTCAGAATATCCAAATGACGTAGCTCAAAATAAGTCTGGATGGTGTGGGCGACATTAGCTTGCTCCTCTTCTGTATGAGCAGCTGCAGTGTAGCTCATAAATTCCTTTAAAACATCAGTATTTGGGATTAACTCATTATTCTCCCAGCTAAATAATTCTCCAGTTAAGATTTTTGTACCATATGCTGACAGCGCCATTAGCGCTCCTTCGCTGCCCAATCCCATTCGATGTGATGTTCGTGTGTACCAGAAGCCCATCGTATTATAGGAATCACGATCAGGCTCTTCTACCTCTTGTACCCATTCAGGGCCTAAATGTCGGCACCTATGCTGCCAAACGGGCGTAATATTGTGTCCTTGCTGAATAGATAATGTAATCGAGAGATTATCATCCCCAGCGTGATCAGACGTCAGGACGTAAGCTAGGTCAAAGCCAGAAGGGTAATATGCACTAGCTGCATGACAGGCGTGATGCCCGTACATGTTTTCTTGTTCAGCTAGTTCCCGGGTATTTTCAATAAATAGTCGTAAAGAACAATTTTCAGATAATCTAGTTAAAGGGACAGAATTACAATGTGCGACCTTTGAATATTTAGTATTATTTATTCGCTTATAACCCTGTATTGGGAGCCGCTTCCCTTCTGTTGTGAAATTAGACGAATGCCCTACGCCATCTGCCTTCTTTTTACGATTAAATCGTTCTTCCTCTAATAGCAGCTCCGGGCCAGCTTCCTTAATCACAGCTAACCCAATGTCATGTGTGATAACATGTGCGCCTAATATCTTTTTCGAGTCTTTAGCTACCTGCCTGTACTGCTGAAGAATATTGGTTTTATCTAATTCAGCTCGTTGTGGGCCCATATATGCGTAGTGCGCAAATAATTTCCCGCCTACTACTAAATTATGCCGACCCATTATTTTAGGTAAATAATCGCCAAGAAGATGCTCATCATTTCTGTCTCCCTTAAAAATATCGGGGCCTAATTGCGCCATATCATGCCCAAAATAGGCAATAACATTAATCACACAATAATCATCCAGTACTCTAGTTGACGGAAAGCGTAAACTGTCCAAAGCATCATTAGCCCAGCAATCCAGCAATATTTCATGCCATTTTTCAGCGCCATTCCCGCGATTAAGTATTTCATTAGCTACCTTATTGCCCTTTTGAGCTAATGTCTCTAAATATTCAGCTCGCTTTTTTGTAGCTATATGGTCATTTACTACATTTGGTAGAACTATAAGGGGTTCAGGATTACGCACACGATAGCCCACTAATTCAGCTATTGCGCCATCTTCTACAAAAACAATATCATCATCTATCTTTATATAGACAGTATTCTCTTCACAAGTAGTCTGATAAAACCTAGCTACGCCGCAGCTATTTAAATTATCATTGGGCGGATTAACAAGAATTACGTCTTTTTGAAGGCTAATCCAATCTAAATCATCATTATTTTTCGTATTTATCCATAGGCGTATTTCATCTATTACGGTGCAGCGCTGCAGATACGGAAGCAATATTTCAAGATATTTCCGCCGACCACTTGGTACACAAGCTACAATTTTATAATTTTCAAAGCTCATTTATTACAATGCCCAGGTATGTTCCCAATGATGCACGCTGAATGATTCCGGCTTAATATAATCTTCCCAGTTTTTATCTCTATCGGAAAAAGGAAAGGGATAAAAATAATCTAAAGGATATATTGTTACAGCTTTAGGAAAAAAAGGCTTAATATGTTCACCAAATATCGAGGGAAGCGTAGCGTAGCTAAATTTTGCCCTCAAGTAATACCTGCACATAGCGTGCATTAATGGGTGCTCTTTTTCTGCCCCGATAATACCGCAACCTACGGCAAAATCATCTTCTTTCTCGTATTCCTTACCAACAAAACATTTATTAATTAATAATTCATCCAGCGGTTTTAATATTCGCGTATCAGTATCTAGCCAAATACCTCCAAAGTCAGCTAACACCTGGAATCTTACATAATCTGCAACAAATGCCCATTTTTTCCTTTTAGCAGCCTCTCTAATATAAGGACACCAATTTAAATCAAAATTATCCTCATTCCATAGCTTCAGCTCATAATTTGGCAATAACCTTTCCCAAGACTCTAGGCACTCTACTCTTAGTGAGCTAGAGGTTAGCTCGCTAGCCCCAAACCAGGCATAATGTATTATTTTAGGAATCATATTAAATTATTCTCTTTGCACCATTTAGCCCAATAAGCAACGCCAGCATATTTCACAGTAACACTTGAATGTAAAATGCTTGCGTTATTAGGTTTACCTGAAACATTTCCATATTCCCTCATTTTAGCTAGCGGCTCGTCATGTTCCTGTGTCCAGGCAAATAAATATCTTTTATCGTCTGTCTCAATTAAATTAGGATAATACAGAGAAGCTAGCTGCAATAATAATTGATCATCGTTAATCCACTGATGTAATTGCCCATAAAACATTGGGTCTCTCATGCAATATTCAGCTACGCCCTGGCGAGGTTGATCGGCCATTAATTCTCGCTGTATTTCAATTACTCTAATAAACAGCTCTTTTATCGCACTAATTGACCCAAATAATGCCCCGGCATTTAAATGCTTTCCTTCAGCTAAAATCCAGCTCTTATACTCAGCATTCTGATATGGATAAATATGATTATCTAATTCTCTATTAAATAATACTGTCCCTGGTTTATAAATATCAAGGGCTTTTTGTATTATTGTGGGAAAATTATCAGTAAATACAATATCAGCTGAATCCAAAATAAATGTGTGAGTAATTCCTTGAGCTTGTAAGTAGCTAGCTTGCCGGAGGAATTGCTGTATTTTATGGTAGGTGAAGCCTTTCCATTGTTCTCTGAAACTGAGCCATTTAAGTGGAATTTGAAACTTCCTAGCTGATCTAATGAAAGTATCTATCTTTTGATAAGTGCTATTTTCATAGGCTGCGACAGAAAGAATAGCTGTATTTGAGCCAAAGCCACTAGCTTCAAAGAATTGATCTGGTAGTGCATTTGTGAAGCCATTAATATTACTTACAAGAGGAGTACCATATTCCTGTATGGCCTGTGTAAATCTAGTGCTGTGCATTATTTGTTAGAGCCGCAGCTACTGCAGCTACGACGCTGCTGTATTGTGTAGCGTTGTACCTGTATTATAGTGTTTTTTAAGCTGGCGGGTTCTCGCGCGAGAATGTCGCTATGAAATACACATGATTCTTTGTTGCAATTAGTCGAGCAGTTAGCTGGTTGTCCTTTTTTACACTGTACTTGCCAGCCTCCTTCACACTTAATTGGCCGTATTCTAGCCCAAATACATGGGAGTCTCATGGCTATTGCCTCCTAAGGCTTGAGGCCTTTAGGAGGCCTCTATTAATTTAAGCTACCTTCTTACTCTGTTGGTATTCTTTTATATTACGGAACAATATCGTAGGCTTTTTAATTAAGCTACCTTCTTACTCATATTGTTTTATTAGCCCTCAAGGTACAGGCCTTTAATGGTTCTCTAGAACTATCGCTTTATTTATTTAATTGCCCGTTGTTTTGTATTGGGCTTTTATAGTTGCCTACAACTATCGGAAAGAACGATTAATCTTTATGTCCTTACTATTATTATATCTAAAAAAAAAGGAGCCTAGGCTCCTTTTTCAATTTAGCTCTTTGGTTTCTTTGGTATTGGGTAATTTTCAAAGAGTTTATTCCAAAGTTCTTTTCTTTCTTTGGCAAAGGCTGCTAGTTCGGCATCAAGCTCTTTCAAACGAGTTTCGATTTCATTCCGCCTAGTTTTCAGTTCTTTCGATGACATTGCGTTTATTTCAGCAGCGGTCATTGGGGTCAATTTCTTTGGCCCAGGTTTAATTTCCGCGGTTGTTGCGGCGATTACGGCTGGGTCTTTGGCTGTACCTTTTTTAGGTTTTCTTGGTGTTGACATTTTAATCTCCTTTCATTGTTAAAGTATGTCAAGGTTTTATGCCAGCTAAACTGTAGCTTTTTAATAGTAAAAAAAGGAGCAGCCTAAGCTGCTCATTATTAAGTGAAGGATTTACTGCTGCGGATAATACGGCAGTCAAAGCTAGCGGCTTGTCGAGCATGCGCCAGGCGTTCTTCACACGCTTGTTCTGCTGCTTCTGCGACTGTTATGCCCTTTATTTTTTGGGCTGCCATGGCCGCTGCTTGTTGTGGGTTCTTTATGACGCTATTAACGTTATAGCGGAAGTCACAGAGGCTTTCACCGGGTTTTCCCAACTGAAGGTCTCTATCACTTTCTATGTCTCTTTTGAAGACGATGAAAAACACTGCGACGGACTTTGCGTCCATTTCCAGTGCTGTTGGTAGCAAACTTACTATTTCAGCCACGACTGAAACAGTAAGTTTGCAGCTTGCTGTTTCCAGAACTTGCTTAATTGTAGCGAGTTCTGCTTCTTCCACTGCGTCTATAGGCGCATACAGAAAAGTTTTCTTAGCCTTTTTAGGCATACTGACTCCTTTCATAAATAGGGGTTAAAGAATATCAAAATTATTTACCTTAGAAGGGGCTACCTTTTAGCTAAAAAAAGGAGGGAGCTAAGCTCCCTTGTTTTTAGCCATAGCCTCGGTTCCGTCTTTTACCTCCGGGCTTCTTAGGGCACGGCGGGCTAAGAGGTGGTACAGAGGGATTAAGAATAGCTTCAAGCTTATTCTTAAATCGGTAAATTTCGGAGCGGTGCGTACTCTCTAGAAATAATCCTATTTCTACTCTGAGTGATTCCGTCTTCTTTGGCTCACCAAGTTTCTTGATGTCGTGGAGCAGGCGTAAGCTGGCGATTAACGTTTTCTTATCCTCTGCTCCAAGTTCGGGATTATCTGCGGCACGTTCAGCAATATTACTGAGATGCAGATAACAATGCGATTCTAGTTCCTTTATTCGTAAAGAATCCATCCACATAAGGGGGGTTAAAGTGATACTACATAAATACTTACCTTATTTAAATAATTCTTTTAAGCTAAAAAAGGGAGAGAAGGTTGTTACACCTTATCTCCCGTAGAGCTAAGCTCTAGCACGGCTGCTATTTTTAGGCAGCAGACTCGTATGCATCTAACACCATATCAATAGCCTCTATTTCTGCATTGAGTGCTGCTATGATCGCTTTTTGCTTTAGCGCTCTTTCCCGATAATCTTTTTTGTCTTTTTTATGGCCGTTAGGGTCTTTGCTTAGATCGCCATATAAGCTAGCGGATTTATCTAGCTCAACAATAGCTTCCAGTAATACGCTACGGGCATAGACTGTTGCACGATATGCAGACTCTACGCTGTGCGGGCCATCTTCGAGGTAGCACGCTGCTACGACTCTTTTCTTCGTCATAATTTCCTTTCATAAAAGGGTTAAAGAATATCAACTTTATTTACCCGTAAATTAGCTACCTTTTAGCTAAAAAAGAGGGAGCTAAGCTCCCTCTTTTTATTTCCTTTTAGGTTTCAGCAAGTTTTGCCAATTGACTAAACTTTCGTTGTAGCAGTCAAGTGCATAATCACGAGCCACCACTAACCCTGCCCGTTGGTTATTTACGGACATTGTCATTATTTGTTCTGCCAATGCTCGGTATTCCCACCACTTTAACACTGCATCCGCTAAGGCGCAGCTTATCAAACCTTTTTTCAGGTTCCGAATCAGCTGCATATCAGCTTCTTCGGAAACGCCAAAACCTTGGGCGAGCAAAATCGCCGCCATACTAACTCTCGATACATTCATAAGCTCTCAGTACAAATCCTTTCGTGTTACGAGCAGCCGCCGCAGCAACCATGCTCTACGTTAATATTCACCACTTTGAGCAACAGCGCCCTAGCAGCCGGACCAAATTGATCCATTTCCTTCTGAATATGCTCATCACCATACTCCTCTTGCCAATCTATCGTCCAAGGGCCTTCGCCCTGGCTGATGTCCGAGGTGGTATAGTCATATGTACAATACCCTCCAGACGTAAGACATCTTTTCCAAGAATATCTTGTTTTAGTATTATTTCTATCAACAGTATCAAAGACTAATGTGCCCGAACATAAATTTGGCCATTTACCGCTATATGATACAAATTTAATATCTTGAATATCTACGAATTTAGCTGCTTTCTTAGGCATTAGCGTGTTGCGCCGTAAGGTTTTATTAAGTTACATCTTTTACTCTTTGCGTATTATTTACCAGAAGTCTCGAGGTCGTACAGCCGGCCGCTCCAACGTGACCTCCACCGTTCTTACCGATTTTAGAGCCATCAGCTGCCTTCTCGCTCCCCCAGAACTTACAAAATTCAGCACAATCATAGTGTCCGTTTGAATATAAGCTGTAATTGTAGTCCTCTCCGTCCCAGAAATATAAGACGCATACAACAGCTTCTTTATAGTATCTCCCAAAAATATCGGAATTAAATCCGAAAGTATTGATAGCATAGCACCAAGTCCCATCAGGTAGCTGCGCTCTCATTAGTCCACGCTTTCTGCGACCCCAGTGCTTAGCTTTCTCTTTACGCCATAACTCCTTACCGCGAGCTAGGTATCCTTCGAGCAATTCATCATTACCTAGTATTGCCGCCATAAAATTAGCGTCATCTATTGGGTAGCTCATTTCATACGCTGTACAATTTAAGTGCCGTGAATCCTCATCACTATGAACCCAACGATCATAGTCATCAGTAAGCATGATACCCCGAGGAGCTGGGCCGCCCATTAGCTCATCCCAGGTAATTAGGGCACCGCAACGGCCGCCAGAAATAACTACATAGTCATCCTGAAGCCAGGGCAGATTGAGCTTGATTACATCCTCAGAAACAATGTGGTGATCGAACCAAATCAAACCACCTGGCTCAATTGCGTCATGAACATATTGAAGAATGTCTACGGTCTCTTCTGTAAAAGAATGATCAAGAATAAATCCAAGATCAAATTTCCCAGGAGGCAGCTTGGTTTCAGCTGGCGTTTTGGGGTAGTTCATTAAAACTACAGTAATATTCAGCGTGAGCTGACTAAAATGTTCTGTTAAAGCTTTATGGCACGCAAAGAGACTAGCTTCTCCATCTAGGTCGGTATGTGTGCAAATTAAGACATTAATAGATTGTCGTCCTTGGAATTTCTTGACAAATTTAGATAAGATATTTGTTTTTGGTTTCATCTAGTTAAATTTAATAAGATTACATGTATATATACCACAATAGAAAAGCACTTTCTATTGAAAACTAAAAAAAGAGAGTCAGTACCAGTAAAGTTTACTTTGCTAGCTATATACTGCTCTCTCCCAGCAACCCTTAACCGGTACACGAAGGTATCGCTGTGATTACGCAAATAATCATCATTGCCATAGCTGTGATAATTATTGTGGTTCCGATTAAACCGATCCATTTTGTAATAGTGTCTTCCATGACAAGCTCCTTTCATTTGGTTATGGATGCGCTTATTCGCGCAATCCCGTGATTGGCGTGAATCTGCGGAGAAGAATACTCCACGGATATTGTTTGCTTAATACCAGAAGAACAGCATCCGGTAAATAAGGCGATACACCACAAAAGTGCAACAACTGCACATAATGTGATAAACATACTGCTTGAAGGTCTCATTTTCAATCCTTGTTAAAGTGATTATCTTCAAGATTAACTACCAAGATAGTGGCTAATTTTAAAGGTAAAAAAAGGGCGCTAATGCGCCCGCGCCAAAGGCGCTGAATCATCTTTTGTATCGACGCATTAGCGTTTCAACTTCTTCACGAAATGTTACCCCGCCTAGCGCTACTTCTTTATTTTCCCATTTTTCATATTCTTTTCTAAATGGGCCAAAAGTTAGCTGAGCTACCTTGCTGTCCGACACTAATAATTGCTCATTCATCCTGTTTAAGAATTTTAAAGCAGCTTTAGGGTCGTCCTTTAGGGCAATTAAGCGATCATCAATGAAAGCTTCGACGTGAGAACGTCTAAGCCTAGCAACATCGCGGCGAATTTTAGCCGCTATAAGGCTCGATGAGCTTTCAACTTCAATGTTCACGGGTACGGTGCAAGCTTTGTCTAGATTACACTCGTGGCACACGAGCTGCTCATTATACGGAGAATCTTCTCCCTTATTTGCATGAGGGTTGTTATGATCTAAAGAAAACCTTCGATCTTCTTCAGCATAAACTCCAATTCCATATTTAACGTGCAACACTTCGCCGCCAGGATCTAATGACACTTGTTTTTCTAACCAGTAAGATTTAACCTTTCTTTTACAAAGGGGGCACCTCTTAATACCTTTGAGCACAAGTTGACGATACATTGCTTTATAGTAGTTTAATAAGCAATTAATCCGTTTATCGTCGATAACAAAAGAAAACTGAGTTCGTGATACTTTGTCACTGTAACTAGGCAATAATTCAGCTTGCAATTCAGGCGGGTATTGCTTTTTTATCGCCTGGAATTCTTCTTCGCCATAGCAGTAAATGACATTAATATGCTTACGAACTTTGCTAGTAAACTTCATTAGTTCTATTGTGGTTAGCTCGCGGAGCTTAACAACTTCTCTAATTACGTTCTTTCTAGCTTTCTTCCCTTTCCTTCCCATAATAACCTCCTTTCTATCTGGTGTAATAACATCGCGTTATTACAATTTTATGTACCATAAAAAAAGGAGGATATGATAATATATCCTCACGGGTAATTAAGACATAAGAACCTTTAATTGACGCTCAACCTCAGTTAAACGCCTATCAAAATCTTCTGATGATGACTGAAGAACTGTTTCAACCATGGCTTTCTGTTGTAACGTTTTCTCCCATTTATTAAAGAAATTGGCGCCAACTGCACCCATTTCTTTAAACGCAGCTTTTAATGCTGCTCGACGACCGCCATCATGGATTAACATTGCCTCTAACTGCTCTTCAGCTAAGGAAACACGCCGCTTAACTACAGCAATCAAGGATAAGATCTCATCCCTGGATTCTTGAAGTTTAAGTTCTTTTTTGAGTAAGAGAGCCGCTTCTCGTTCCTTTTCCTGGCGTATTTGTTCAGCCCTTATGGCCTGAAGTAAGTCATCACTCGATTTAACCGAAGCATCAATGACAAGCGCTCCCTTTGCCTGATTGCATGTTGCGCACATCGGCTGGTAATTGCTCATTTCATTTAGGCCGCCTGCTGCCTTAGGACGTATATGATCCTTTGTCAACAAAACTTCGTCTGTGCCTACAACAGCATAGACATTAACGGACAACTTATCCATATCCGCCACGCTAAGAGGTCGCTCAATTGCCCAAAGCGATCCTTCGACCCCACAAGCTACACAACGAGCACCGTCTCGCAGAAATACACGATGTCTGTCGGATAAGCACACAATAGAATGCCCTTCGATCTTACAGGTGTATCGTCCTGGATCCACGTCTTTGTAGTGTATCAGCGATAAGCCCTGCTTCTCAATAATCCCCTTTGAGCGACGGGTTATCTGAATATTGTCTAGGTAGCACTGCCGTAACCAACGCTTCTGCTCGTCAGTTAGAATGTGCAGCCTTTTCACTCCTTCTATCATAACACTCCTTTCAAGCTACGACTCCTTCGTAGTAGGATAGTAACCTCATGTCACTACACGGTTATATGCCAGTTAACCTATAACTATTTAACCGTCATGCGCGAACCAATTGGCATCTTCTTCATTTATAAAAGGACTTATTGGCGGCCTGTGCGGCGCGTCATTTGGAAGATTAGGCAATACTGATTTAATAATCGGATTTGGCTGCCCTGGCTTTTGCTTAGTAAAATCAGTACGCCCAACAACAGCTGGATAAAATGAAGGCCCAAACGGATCAGCTGTCAGTCCCTTCTGTGTAGCCTCTAAAATAGACTGCTTTTGATATGATCCGCCCATTCGAGTTAACCAATCATTACTATATCTAGTATTGGCCATAGCTCGTACCATATTAGATTGAAATTTAGCTGGATTAGGATTTGCTGTAATTTTATCTATTCCATATTTCTTTAGGTTAGCTAACACGCTGGGCCGTAGCTTAGTTCCAATCGTATAATGCAATACAGGTTCTTCTAAATATTGATTTGCAAAGTATTCAGGGCGACCAATTTGGGAATCTTCACGAGGCTCATAGTCAGCTTCATACTGGGAATATGATACTGTCTCATCTGGCAAATAATTACCGTGTTCTTCACTAATTCTTACATGGTCTATCAATCCTTTAGCTAGCAACTCAATATTCCGTTTATTAGCTCGTGTGCCAGCTGCTCCTAAGGTATCACTAAATGCCTGTACAAAATACCTTCGCCCTTCTCCAATGCCTTTATGGTGCACGACTTCAGCCGGATTTGGCAGCCCGTCAGAAAGAGTGTCGCCGGCTTCAATAACATCACCAACTTTTACCGTTGGCTTATTTGTATGCGGGATAATATGTTGCTGATTATTTATCGTAACTATTTGATTACCTAGCTCATCTGGCTCTATTTTTGTGACTTTCCCATCCTCTTGTGAATGAATAGCTCCCTCATAGACCGACGGAACTTGTAGCATCTGATTTAAACTTTTAAACCCTGATACCGCCTTAGCTGTCCCGCCCGCCACGCCGCCAGAATTATGTGTTATTAGGCCGTTGGCCAGTAGGTAGAGATGAGTTCGATTTGCAATCTCTAAATCATATACTTGTTGTACGCCTATGCCTTTTGAACTAATTAACGTATATTTTTTATCTTTTTCCTGTGTTTTTAAACTGATGTTATCTAAATTATTTTTTAATTTAGATCGTTTTACACCGTATAAAGGTATTTCCGTATAAAACAATTTAATATCTTTTCGTCTTAAAATATTAAAAGAATAAAGTGTTCGTTTTCGTCCCGAAGTTGTTTTATAAACTCTGGTGCTATGAATCCCAAAACGCACCTCTAATAAATTACGTAATTCACGTACCATTTGCTCAGAAGTAGAGCCAAAGCTCAGCGCTAGCGTGTTTTTCTTAGTCACGTATATACTGCCATCCGTTATCCACAACCCTCCAATTAATGCAGCTATGGACGTTTTATCCCAGGCTTTAACTACCTCAGGAATAAATTTTTGGTGAGATTTAGCCCCGTATAAATTCAACTCTTTTAACCATTGCTTCAATGGATTGCGCTCAGATGAAGTCACTCGACCTAAGTTATCGCGTGCAGTTATTTTATTTTTTAAGCGAGAAATACGATAGTAGCCGTAATGATCTGTTAATTCAGTTATTTTTAAGTTAAACAAATACATGTATGCCTGTAATTGCGGCACTAAAGTATCGTCATGGCATGACAAGAATACGCCATTAACACTTTTAACAAAACAACCATCACCTAATAAAAGACCTAGTAATAATGCTCTAGACTCCCTGATTCCTTCAAAATCATAAGTACTTCTTACAGATAGCGCATCATAACTATCACAATTTAGGCCTATTCGTAATGATTTATTTTTTGTATAATTTTTATTGGTTTTTTTCGAAAATCTTGAAATGGTTGCAAAAAATCGATGCTGATCAGTACACGTAACTGTTATATATTCTTCTGTTTTTCCTATTTGAAAAGTATATTCACTACACTCTTGCAAACCATTATTAAATATATTACTAACCTGCGCTGGTTTAGCCACTTGATCTTTATCTACGCCTAATACATAATCCCCTATTTTAATTTCTTCGATTTTTTTAGTGGAAAAATCTGCCATACGAATCAGTGTACCTTCGGCTAAGCAGTGCTTCGAGCTCAAGGAGCCCTGTGTAATTTGCTCAGAAATGGCTTGACCGGCAGTGATACTAGGATTTTCCCCTGACACACTTAATCTATTTTTAGCTGTCTGGCCTACATCATAAGCGTATAAACTACCATCGCCGGGCCCGCCCACTATTGGCGATCTAACAAGAATATCATTTATTTTCTTGTTTTGTAAATCTTTAAGAACTGCATCCGTGATTAATGTATTTCTTTTGTAACCCCCAATGGGGCTGGCTAAATATCTACCAACGTTACCATTATCATCTGCCGTGGCTGGCAGGCCAGTATTAGGTTTAAATCCTCCGGCCGTTGCATCTTGTGCAGAAATAACCCCTTTATGAGCTACCTGGGAAAGCTGTTTCGCCAAAAATCCAGCATCGGCGACTTGGAGCTTCGTATCGACTACTCCTTTTCTAGCCCCAAAACTGCCCGCCCAATATTCAAATAGATTTAATCCTTCACCGTAATTATGCATTACTGGATACGGAATTGGATTATCGCTCGAGCCTGTATATAATCCATCAAACCCTACTCCGGCAGAAACAGCGAATGGATTTCCTTTAGCGCCACTAGCCCGTAATAAAGCGAGCGGTGATTCATCCGCCTCTAATGTTTCAATAAGCTCTTTACGTAAAGCTTCTCCGCCCTCCAACATTGTCTGATTAACTAACTCGTCTTTTTGCCGTGAAGTTAAATTATCGTTCTCATAAATCTTCTTCAGCTTAGCATTAATTCTTTCCCTGTGCTTTTTTGTTACCTCTGGCGTAGTAACTAAATCCGAAGCTAAACTATAGCCTCCTGACCGTTGCGCAAAGGTAGCGCCCAAACGACCTAGCTTACCAACTATCTCGGAATATTTCTCTGGATTTTTAGTTGCAATATCTTTAAGAAGTTTTTGCATGCCTTTTTTATCCAAGACACGGGTATTGTCACGGTATTCTGGCGGCAAAATTTCATTGATTAATAATTGTCCTGCTGTTGCCATAATTTAATTACGGTAAAGGTATATTAATTGTTCAAGTAAATCTTCGTCTTTTGTCTGATTTGTTAAATAATTTAACGACTCTGCAGACGGTTTCAAGTTTTCATAAGTTAAGGTAGTAGCTCCGGCAGTCGGTGCTGCCATAGTACTGTAATCATTAACTGGGCAAGTAACACATAAATTCCATGTCTTTTCGCACATAGTCTGGCCGCCAACTGACCAACGACCTCTTACTTCAAAACATTCTTTTAACGTATCATAACAACGATAACCATCTGGCGCAAATACCGGAACAAACTGCCCGCCGCCCGTCAAACGCACGGATGAGGGAGAAACCTCCCAGCTGCCACAGTCCGTGTACGGCACGATGTTTAAATAAATAAGCCCTAAGTCATAACCTCCATATGCATTGGCCGCACACGGATTATACATGCTGGAAAAATCATAATCATCGTATTCATCGCTGGGCGGAATAGGCCCTCCTTGAATTGGCGGGCAACTTGACCACCGCAAATCCGCCTGACACATATCACAAATATCTACGGCTACATTGTGATGTCTTCTTGAGTTTTCTATAATGCTTGTGTCATTACTATAAATGAAAGTTTGATTTCTAAAGTTATTTGAAATTTCACTAGCTAAATAGTGCCTTAATGGCATCTCAAACGTAAATCCGCCTTCACGTATTTGTGTAACTTTATTATTAGGTACGTCGATGATATACCTAATAATTTTTTGAGCTAACACGCTGCCATCTCGCCTATGTGCGGTTAAGGTAAAATCTTGTATTTTTGCCGGCCCTTGAATAGGTATTTTTACGCTAGGCGGAGAAATACCATAATAACCGCCATTCATCTCACAATTACAAGCGCCTGCTGTATCGGCCACCCTATCCTCCGGCACGGGATAAGCAGTAAGCTCGCAGTCCCCTTGCGGACATTCTAAGAGAAGGGTAATTGGTGGAATTAAATCATCAACAGGAATACAAGGTATTTCTGCATCAGGTACCAGCGGCATATTAGCTGGTGGAAATTGAAATGTATCCGTAGGTGCAGGAAATTCACAGCAAGGCACAGGTACCAGCTGCTGCACATAAGGCATTATATTGCCTGACCCATAGCATTCTCGGTCTAAACCATGTGGATTACGCACCATCCCTGACGAAAGGTAGCTTAAAGCACCGCTCGACAGGCCAGAACTATAATATGCCGCTAATCCACTTGACATAATTATTCACAAGGAGGAACCGGAGGAACCGGCGGCTCCTCACATTCGCCGCGTATGTCACCAATACATGTAATTGTTAAAGTTTGTGGCTCACATTGATCAAGAGGCGTTACCTCCGCAATAAAATTATTATCATGCGTTAATACAATATGATTACCGTACGCCCCAGCTACGGTTTTTGCAAAAATTTTACCGGCCTCAATGCCGTCAAATCTATTAGAGTCCGGAGGATTAAACGGTTCAAAATTACCGTCAAAGTAGCCTTTACCTATTGGTGTTTTAACCTGCCCTAAACCGGCCCCAGCTAGCGGCATTAATACTATTCTATTTTCTAAAGGTAAAAAAGTTATTAAACAATTGTAACCTTCTTTAAAAATAACGTCCCCTAAAGTTATGGAACCATAAGACCAGAAAGACGGTCGATTTTCAGTCGGATCGGGTAAGCACTTATTACTGGGTAAAAACCTATCTTGATTAAGAATCTCAATAGAGTTTATTTTGCGTTTATTTAGTATTTTGACACAGCCAATGTATACTGGAATATCCGTAAATTCAGGTGTTTGGCTGCCCTCAATTGGAAGACAACCTAATAATGCTGCGTGGCCTATCGTTATAAACCCGTATAAGTCACTACCCGCTACGCTTTTTATTGTTGTAAAGTCAAGAGTATTTTTAGGAATAATAAACTCTAGCGGATGAAACTCCTCTCCTTCAGAAATAATGACAGTTACTTTATAGCCGTCACTTACCTGCCTTAACGAAGCCATTACCTCAGCTGGGCTAATGTCATCGTTGCTAGTGTAAAGAACAATACCTAAATCTACAATACCTTTTTGCAGTACATTTATTTCAATTTCACTAAAACTCGAGCGGTTTGACTGAACCTGCTCTTCGTCAAAAGGATAAAAACGTAATGTATTTTGTGAATAAAAACTAGTTTCCACGAGCTGCCAATCGTATGTCTAAACTATTTCGTCTGCCTGTAAGACGTAGCGCATCGCCATAAAGTACTAAACTATTTGTATATATAGGTATATTGCCATTTATGTCCGGTAACAATGTAAATGATTTACTAATTAAATTAGCCGGATCTCGATTATTAATTACAGTTAAGTCGATACTTGCTACATACCTATTAAAAAACTCTTCTTCAAATACTTCTTGTCGCCAAATTGCATAATAAGGTTCGCCAGTAAAGTGAAAAAAAACTGCATTATCTTTTCTTTCTAATGTTATTCCCTGTGTACCAACAAATTCAACATCGCCAGTCACTAGCTGCCCATCTACAATAAAGCCCACTAATCTATCTTCGACTATGGGTACATGACACGCTACCTCAAACATGGCCGTACCTCGTAATAACGAATAATCACCATCAGGTACAAATAGAATCGATTCTAAGGACTTAACAACCAATAATCCAGCTCGCCGACCCCATGTATCGATTAGCTCAATCGTCTTTTTTGTGAACTCATTTATATTTTCCGCTTCAATTCTATAGTGCCCTTCAATAAGTTCTTGAGTGACTATCGTACCTATGTAAATAGTAATTTGTCCGCGTCGCTTTACCAGTCGAGTTATTTCATATCTATTCTGCCCAGTGACATAAATATGCGCATCAGCAATAAAGTCTGCAGGAAAATATATCGTGTCCGTCAGCTGAAATGAAGACATTTCGCTGAACGGGTAATTAGCTGCCTCATGATAAGGGAATGCTCTTGGATACATTTAATTAATATGCTTGCAATACGCCAAAACCTGCCCAAAAACGTGGCCTTCCACTGGTGCTAGGCTGGCCGTTAGCTACTCTCCGCCAAGGCATAAACCAGGGATTATCTAGCTGAGGCCAGGGTAAATTAGTGGTATCAACTAATACTTCGCCGGTACTTTGTCGATGTAATCTCATTTTTAGTATATATTCTCCATTAAAATCCATTGGATGCGGTAGCGGCTTCATAAAAAGCCCTAATACTCTATTGCCGGGCAAACTATGATTAAGCTGATCATAATTTGAATCCGGGTGTCCAGGAGTGTGGTTGTAGAATCTAAAATTCCAAATAACGTCCGGCTCAAACCATGTTCGACGCACTTCTATATTACGAGAATAAGCCCAACTACCACAGGTTCCTCGAGAACAGAATGTCCCAAATGGGATATAATACCAGTCCCATGCGCTATTGCGTAAGGTAAGTCTTGAATTTGTATCTCTTACACACAAGCCACCTGAGCTATGAAAACCGGCTAAACAATTGATTGGCGGCCCTGGCGTACTATTATCGACACATACGCCACCCACTAATATATGTCCTGGAGGGCATTGAATTACTTCCTCATCTCTAACGCAAACTCCATTAATAAGAGTAAAACCTTCAGGGCAGGTGAGCACAGGCGGCGGCTCAAATCTGTCTGGTGTACAAATACCATTTATTAACGTAAAACCTTCAGGGCAGCTACCGGGCGGATCATTATTACCTCCAGAAACTCTAACGCAAACATCCCCTACCAGCCGAAAACCTTCTGGACAAGTTAGCTCCGGTAAAATCAATTCCTCACACTCTGGAAAATATGGGGCAGTAGTTACACAATCAGCTTCAGGCGTTGGGATAGTAGTGATATGATAGTCTGGATCTGGACACAGAGCTTGCAAATCAAAATCTATACCTAAATGAGCACCAACTGTTTTATCCGGTTGCTCAGGTAGTCGCTCAATAATTGGGGCAACTGTAAATGGCCCAATAAACCTTACAGCCAAACTTCCATCAGCCCCAGCAGCAGCGCCATTTATATGCCCGACATTGTGCATCGGCGTTTCTTGATACTGTGTAAAGTAATTTATGCCATTAGCTAAGTCTTTTTTTAGTTCATCCTCCAGTACAAAAAATATTTTATTGTCTTTAGCCGTAATAGTCAGTCCGTTATCACCTATTAATTCCACCAACCCATTAAAACGTATATGCGTTTTATCGCAGGTCGCGGCTAAAAATAAATGCTCTGACCTAAATAAACAACGCTCAGCTATTTTTGACTGAGCTGCCGAACTGTATCTATGAATTACTGGAAGATCTAAAATATTTAAACGCCCAGGAGTTAACCAGCCAGAATAGCCTTCGGTTATCTGCTCAAGAAAAACCGGACGACCATAAATCCAGTCACTTTTCAACACAGTAGCTGATAAAATGGGTGTTTCAGCAGTCGCAATAATAACACTTACTAACTCTCGGCCAATATTTATGCTGCTAATATAAGGCTCATCAGTTAAGCTACAGGATAAAAATATATCCGCAATAAAATCAAGTGGACGGATGTTCCCTTTATCATCTATTCCTGTGGCTACAGGATCAAGAATGAAGCTCCTCGCCTCATTGTGAGGCAGAAAATTAAGGTAATTTCTATCTAATGACACAATCTAATTATAACTTATGCAAGAAAAGCTAGAGACGGAGCGAGAATGGCGTGAACAACAACTTAACTACGCTTTTAATAGCCTTATTAAGGTACCACAAGTGTTCAAATTTAGGTCAATTAATACTGCGCTTAACTGGGTGAGAAAATACAGCCCTACGTTAATAGGGCTGTTAATTGAGAAGAAATTTACGTTTATTTTGTTTAAGATTAAGAGAAAAGCTGAAAGCTGCGGTCTTGAAGTCGAACAACAGTGCACAATTTGGATTAAAATCCCAACTACTCAACGAAAGAGTAACATTGCATTTTTAAATTACAAAAATAATCCCACATTCTCATAAAGGTGTCCAAACGTTGCTCCAGCGTAGCTTGAAAATAAGGCACATTGTTGCGTCTTTCCATAAAAGTCACTAAATTACGGCGATTAAATAACTTCTTATTTACTAAATTAAATAACCTATCCCAATTTGGCACTACTCTATCAAAACCATACCCAAATTCCTTCATTTGCCCCTTAAAAAGTACGCCAAATTTACCATTATCAAGTATGTCTCTATAAATTGGTTGGTCAAAACCCGCAACAAGCAAACCTTGATGTAAGGCAGCTGACAAAAAATAACCTACATGATTCATTGGATTAAGATCAATAAATAAATCATGCTGTTCAACAATATTTAGATACTCAAAGTCAGAAAAACAATTTATGACTAAACATTTATCCGAGCACTCTAACCCCATTTTCTCCACAAACTGAGCTTCTTCACGATAGGATTTACCGTCCATCAATAAGGTAATAAAAACATCAGTACGTTCTTCAAGAGTTTTAACGATATTCTTAAGAATAGCTAACCTATTGGACGGGTTTTTAATCCCGCACATTGAAATTGTTACTTTTATTTGTTCTGGATTAATTAGATCGCACCGAGTAGGTTTAAGAGTTCTAAATGAGCCCGGGTAGCAAGCCTGCGCACCATAGGGGCTTCCCATTAAACAGTTATTAAAGCGATTGTCTAGCTGCTTTGTAGGTAAAATAATAGATTGATATTTTTTAGAGCTGCACATTTGCTCCCAATCCCACTTAACATAGTCAGCAAACAAATAATTTTGACAACCCTTTGATTTGTCGATATAATCTCTGCGATAGTCAAACCAATACACTGCTTTAGCTTGAACTTTGTCGCCTTGAGCAGTATAGCCTCTCAAGCGACGTGCAAAATCATTAGGACTGACTATCCTGCGCACACAGTGATCTATTAGCGGGGAACAGTAGCTAGAGATTGGGTCTAATGTAACATATTCAAAATTATATTTTCGAATATCTACAGTTTTTTTTACGATAAAAGAAGCCATTGCAGAAGCATAAACAGCAGCTTCACTCTGTTTATACGGAGCAAAGAAAATAACGCGCCTTTTTGGTGTTGACATAGGGGTATGAGTTTAGAATTAGGGGTAATTATAAGAGTAGGCGTAATATACCCCAGCTAGAATAATTGTCAAGTGCCCCCTCTTGCGCGGCGCACATTCTGTGGCTGGCGTTGCTCCAGCACTGGTGCAGCTTGACTCCGCGCCTCATAATCTTCCTTTACGAACTGTAACGCCTCTTGCATTGTGACAAAACCATCACCATTTAAATCCAGCATCACAAATTCTGCCACTGCTGCCCCAATAGGTAAGGTACTGGCAGCAATGTATTCAACCATTGAAATTTGACCATCTTGGTTTGCATCAAACTCAAAAAACCAACTAAATGAGCTAGACTTTAGCTCCGCTGAGACATTATCGTATACGCCAGAAATAGTGACAGTCTGCTGTTGAGTAGCTGCTATGGGCGCTGGCGGCTGCCTCAGGCTAGGAGGCGCTGGTAGCGTAGGCGGGCGCATACCAAATTGGAGTATCGGCTCCCATAAGGTAATTTGAGGCTCGCCAAATGGTCGCACCAGTGGCGAATTATCAACTACCGGAGCTGCTACCTCAGCTGGCTGCTCTGGCGTTCTCTGTCCTCGCTGAGGAGCCTGAGCATAAAGATTAAACGTAAAAAAAAGAAGTAGGAGAATTAATAATACTCTCATACTTCTTTAAACCCCGCAAGGTTACAAAAGTTCTTCTCTCGCGCGAGAAAAATTACCATCTAAACGGCGGCCGTTGTTGCGGATGTCCAAACTGTGTGGGGAAGGATTGATTCCACCCATGCTGCTGAGTGAAATTTTGATTCCATCCGGGCCCGGGCCGAGACTGATGGATGTTAATCTGGGTTGGTCTTGTCATGTTGTGCATAACAATACCGTGAAATACGCGATCAACAATATGCGGTGCAGCTGCCGCCAATACTGCGCCTGGGCGCGGTTGGTAATGGTGCTGTACCATCACCATTCTTTGTCCCGTTATCCCGCAAATGAAGATTTGCTGCGGCTGAGGAGGTGCCATGACCGCGTGTACCTGCACATTAACAGGCTGCTGTGCTTGTATAGGCTGTGGCACCTGTAAATGTGCTCGCAAGGCTTGCTCTCGCTTTAACGCCTCAATTTGGGCGTTAATTTGAGCATCTGATAGCTGCTCAACAACTTGCCCTAGGGCAGCTGTTGCAAGCAATAATGTAGCAACACAAAAAATAATGAGATGTTTCATTGTTAGTCTCCTATTGTTAGAGGTTAAATTATCCCAAAATCATGTACCAGAATAGTCACCATATTTAACGCCTAAATGAGCCGTCCGGATTTGCCCCGATATTCTGATTTACGCTGCGAGTCATAGGCGTAAAGCTAGGCTGTAGTCCTCCTGGATTTTGAGGAGAAAAGGGCGGCGCAGAATGCCACTGCGTATAAAGATTCGCCAGTCCTAGCCCTGATGTACCAAGAGTGGAGCCTAAGCCAGTTCCCACTGATAACAACTTCCGCTGCATAGGAAATGAGACATTATTGGAAAACCATCCTTTTAAGTTCTCTCCAATATTGCCTAAAAAGGCCTGCTTACTAAAAGGAACATACTTAGCTTCTTTTACTTTTTCCGGTAGTGTTTTCATATTCGGTGTCTCCTGTGCCCATCTGTGTGCGGTACCTTCGGGTAACTCCCCGTCAGCTTCAGCTGCAAAAAAGAATCTTTGTTGTGCTTTAGACTTGAATGGCATTAGCGTATCCCCCTTCTTCGTCTTTCTTCTTCCTCTCTAGCGCGCTGCTCTCGCTGCCTTGACAACATGTAAAGCCCGCCAATACCTAAAGCCCCAACTCCACCTGCGGCAGCAACCCAAGGAGCCCAGTCACCAATAGTCTTCCACATATTCTGACCCTGCCTCTGTAAACCGCTCGCGTTTTGATTCAGTTCAGCTATGTGCGGCATACTGTCGTCCAGCGCACCAGCTAAATTGTGCATTCCCTCAGCAGCCTGCTGTCCTCCGCGATTTATTCCTCGACCAATAAAATAACCGCCGCCACCTAAGCCGCCTAGTAATCCGCCGCCTACAGCTAAATTCTGACCTGTATTACCGCCTCGCGCAGCTGTCGCCGTATTTACGGCATTAGCTGCCGACGTACCGCCGCCGCCAATGTTATATCCGGGCCCCGCAGGGTATGGGTAACTTGCAGTGGGCGTTGCTGTCATTCTAGGTGCTGCCGAAGCCGACGGCGTAGTAAATGTCCAAGGAGCATTGGGGTTAAATCGTTGTACGTTACGCCCTACAGTATCCCAATCATTTCTACTCATTGCGTGTAGCGTATGCCTTAACTGATCATATTTAGCTCCATGAGCTGCCATATCAAACAAATGATCACTGTTCTGGGCAGTTAGTCGACCAAACCCAGGTAATGCTCGAATAGCATCATCTGATAATGTTGTAGAAACTGCCTTAACCGCACCGCCGGACGCCAGCTTCAAAATACCATCGACATTAATTTCTACAATTTTTAATATGCCTTGCATAATATCTTTAATTTAAAATATAGCCCCAAAAGTGTCTACAAAAGCCTTATTTAATGTTTTAGGGTATTCAATAATTTGACCCCTATAAAAATCAGCATTTTGTGCGACACCCGCCGCTTCTTGCCCTAAACGACTGACACCATCAGCGGATATACGGCGCGCATCCTGAGGCTGAAGCGCCCTACCTGCTACTAAATCACCCATGCCTCGAAGACCTGCACGATACCATGCAGTACTCCTATCTAATCCTTCTCTCCATACATTTCTTGAACCGCCTGACAAATTACTTAAACTGCTACTCAACGCACCAACAGTGTTGGGCTTACCTGTAAGTTTGTTATGAGCTAAATACCCAGCTAAGCCACCAATACCCAAACCACCTATCCCTAAAGCTGCCGGAAGAATGTAATCAGAAAAACGTAATCTACCGCGACGCTTAGTCTCTCTCTCTATATTATCCTGCAAGCTAAAAAATCGATCGTCAGAAATATTTCTTCTGGTTAAATCATCCTGCGCCCTAAGCTGATACCTTTCCGCATCCCTACGGCGCGCATTACTCTTATCTCTTAACACATTATAGGCACCCACCAAACCAAGAGCCCCTATTCCAGTACCAATACCTGCCGCGCCTAATAAATTTACAGCATTACTTGCATTTTGAGCTGGTTCTTTGTAAGAACGTAAAAGCTCATTTGTAGTATTTAGATTTTGCACCAAGGCACTATCTGGAGAAGTTAAACTTTCCTTCACCGCATCTTGTATATTATTCCCCATGAGCGCGCCGCCTGCGCCAAGACCCCCTGCAAAACCTGCACCAATCGGGACAGAAATTGCTAAACGGCCCATAACGTTTCCTTTTTTAACAGTTTCACCCTCTAATGCCCTGTTAAAAATGTTGGGCATAATATTTTTTATCCCACTGTAAGTAAGGTAGCCTAGTCCAGCACCGGCCCCTAACGTAGCTAAAGGCCCTAAATAATCACTAAACTGTAAACGACTGCGCTTAGCCGCCTGATCCTCTAGCTCTAATTGCCTAGCTAAATATTCGTGCTTATCTAGCCCAGCTCGTACTAAATTTTTCTCCGCATGCCATAGTCGTCGCTCCGCATCTCGTCTACGTCTATCTTTATTACGATTTAACCAAGAATACGCGCCTAAGGCGCCAAGCGAACCCATTGAACCTGCACCTAAATAGGCAGCTAAGTTCCCGCTAACATTACCAAAACCTTCAACTCCTTTATTTAGCTTATCGCTAAAACTAACTACCGCAGCATTAAAAGTATCGTCTAAACTTCGCTCACGAGTTGAATTTATCAAATGCTGCGTAGGCCTGTCAATCAAAGCCTCAGCTGCTCCTTGCGCAGGATTGCCAGCTGCAGCAGCTTCTGCGTTAGGCAGTATAAAACCTTTATCTAAAGCATTTACACCTGCCATGCCCGTCACGCCTAGCATGCCAGTTCCAAGCAAGCCGTTTAGTGCACGCCCTATCCACGCCAATTTGAGAACTTGTTTATCATCCACACTATAATTATAAGGCCGCTCTCTTTTAAGAATCTCCACCTTGACCCTTAACTAGCTCATCGCCGCAGGATCTCAACTTCATCGGACAACTGAACTTCGCCTCTTACCCATGCTTGCTTAAAATCAGCCATTGTTGCGAAGACCTTTGGGCGGCTTTTCTTTTTTCTAGATCTAGTAGCTTCATAAAGCCCAGCTATGTAGTCCTCTTGTGGCGTAAAGTTAGGAGACCCATCAGTCATATTTAGTAAATTTTGTGAAGGCAGCATCAATCTTATTGCATCTTGAACTGCGTCATCGCTGATAGGTAATTGAAAATTCATAGCATCGCCGTCGAGGTCAGCACCAAAGCCTCCCATGGTATATTGATTCATTTGGATGCTATTTCCTTTAACTAGCTTAGGCCAAAAAGCCATAATTCCATATTGGTGCAAAATAGGAGATCGATCAAGAACTACTGGACGCTCTTGCACTGACTGTAAAAGTGCAGCTTTAGCTCGCTTGTCTTTATTATCGTACATGTCCTGAGCTGTCGTAAGCGGAACACCGCTTTGAGCTAGCTTCCTGATAATTACTGGTTTATAGATTTCATAAGCTGAATTAATGGGTAGCCCAACTTCATCTAAATCAAGATTGGGCGACATGGTAATTACGTTACGGGAAACAACGTCAACGCCTCCACCCAATAAATTACGTTGTACCATTCCATATTTACTGCTCCCCTCCCCAAAGACATGTCGCAATAACCCTGTTACCCGTTTTTGCTGTAGCTTGGGATGGGACGGATCCATTAATCCAGTTATTTGTTTAAAATAGTTGTAAGACTGCAAATACTCTTCACCTGCGTCACCAATTTGACCTTCTAGCTCCTTAACTGTTTTATCGTGATCAATCATTTGCTTATACAAATAATTAACATCGGCAATTAAAGCAGTTTTTGTCCCGCCCATCTCAGACACGGGCCGGAACTTAGGCGGTATAACTGGAATACGATCCAGCATCCAATCAGCTGGCGTTAAATCATTATCTTTAGCTGCCTTTAAGAACTGCAGCTTCTTTACTGCTTCATCTCTTTTTGTGCCTCTTGTACTGGCTATAGTTTCACGAGCACGAGACATTTCATGGTCAACATTTAGCTTGCCTAAAGCTTTTCTAATAGCTTGTGGCCCAGTTCCAAACTCATTTAATTGTGCCCGACCAGCTATGACATCATTTAATTTAGCCTGTGTCAAACCTAGCATTCTTCTAGCTGGCTCTTCCATTACCGGATTAAGCATAGGCTGAGCTGGTTTAATAAAGCCCCATTTCTCGCCATACTCACCAAAAATAGCTGGATCAAATAATCCGCCTTTAATACCCTTTTTATCGCCTTCCCACTTAATTGTTTCAGAAGAAGTGACTTCCCTATTACCAACTAATTGCTTGACATCATTATTAGTAAGGGCCAAGATTTTCAGCTTGTTAGCTGTTGGCGTTACATTAATTCCCGATCCTTGAAGGTGAGCCATAAACTTATGATACATTTGAGGCATTTCTGGCTCAGGCGGCTGATAACCTCTCATAAAAGCTGCCCAATAGTCATCATTTTTCTGCCCACGAATTCGCCTCGCATCAGCTAACATGTTATAAGCTCCATGACTTATAAGGGCGTTTGTGTGCATAAGAGCTACTCTTTTGGCCCCTTCACTGCCTCCGCTTGCAGGTTGTTCATCAGCTGTGTAATGACCAAAAGAACGGTCACTTGTCTTTCCCTCAGCTGAATGATGGAGTTTTTGAACGTAGCTGTAGCCCCACCCAATACCCTTTCCGTCCGTCCCGGTTATTAATTTACCTGTTTCAGGATCTAATACTGGATCCCGTGGATTAATTCCATGTTCTTTTGCCAAGCGCAAAACATATGCCGCCGTGTCAGGCTCCTTGGGATCAAATGATTCAATCTTAATTGGCTTACCAGTTTTCTTAGCAATTCGGCCTAATAAATGCTCATGCAGCATCGAATAATTTACTCTACCGATATTTCCTATTGGAGAATATACAATTTCAGCTGGGCCATCAGGAGTTTGTGGCATCTGATCATCAGGGACTATCTCAGCAATAACGCCTTTTGCCCCATATCTGTTCGCGAGCTTATCTGCCAAACGTGTTGGCGACAAAGAACTTACGACTACATTAACACCATTCTTATCATTAAACACCTCAACCACCTGACCTGGGTCTTCATGATCCCATTCCAGCGCACTATTAGTTAATGACTGTGCGCCTTTACGATGGATGCGATCAACCGGTTTTGTATTTACATCAGCTTTAAGCACCATTGGGTCGCCTTGATTTAAGACTGTCCCAATACGTACAACACCGTCATCGTCGATAGTGTCTAGCTGAGCTGCATCATAGACTGATGGAAATGCGCCCATAAAGGTTTTCTTACCCTGCTTAATATTCTCAGCCCAATCTACTTTATGCTGATAGGCATGCTGAGACTTCATACGATCAGCCATCGATTTGCTGATAATAATTGCATCCATAGTATTACTGCCTCTCCACGGCATTACAACCGCCCTAGCATTAAACCCCTGTGCCATTGCGCCAGTATCATCCGTAAAATTAGATTTAGCTAACAGCTGGCCTTTTGTAATCTGCTGACCGGGTTGAACTACTGGAGTTTGAGTAGTATAAGTATTGTGCACAACTAACCCACCGCCTACACAAAAACAATGCGAATTAGCTACCGTCAAATCATATACATCAGTAACGAACTCTGTTAGTTTTATTTCTGTGATTAAATCCCATTCAATATCCGAAGCTGCCCACAATCCAAAATTACCAGAAATATCTTTTAGTAATTTTTTAGGTATTGCGCCTTTTGTACCGTACCTGTATAATTCTCGCCATTTTTTTAATTCCCAAAATTTCTTAGGTCTTAAATTTTTTAATAATTTAATTGAAGCTTTACTAACTGGTACTTTTTCAGTACAGCCCGTTATTTGTCGTTTATTTTTTTGACAATTTAAAAGATCATCTAATAATTTTTGACGATCTTCATAAATAAACCATGTTTTTAATTTTTTAATACTTTCCGTTCTAACACGAAAACCATATGCATCCGCCCATTTATCATTTATTAATTTTCTAGGAGAAAATAAAATAGTCGTTGAAACGTTTAAAGAAGCTAAAATATCAACTAAATCATCACGTAAACGTTCGGAAGTAACAAACACACACAATTGAATAGCGCCGTTTATGTCCGTATGTAAGCAAGCATCGCCGCTAAAAAATCCAGCAATAAGTCCTTGCCTAAAAGCTTTAGACTCACCTAACAGTTCATCAGCTATATATTTAGTACCAGAATATCTTCCACAATAATTAAATAAATCGCAAGCCAATGCCGCATTTGCTATTCTTACTCCACCTTTTATCGGCAATGCCTTATTTTCTGCCGACCAATCTTGTAAATAAGTCAGGACTTGTTGCTTACGAGACTGACCCTCAACAGCAAAATTAACCTCACTATAAATATTGCCATCATTAGCTTTAAATTTTTCCAATTTTTTACGACCGGCATCTCCCTTTTTCGGAAATTTTGATTGTGCTTGATGTACTGAAGTATGTGCAACAGCCCGTTTTAAATAGCCTTCAGCAAGATAAAGCCCAGTAACCGCTCCTCGAACATATTCTGCCCTGTAATCGTATTCCCTTTTTTCACTAAGCGCTAATGATGCAATAGGTATTCGTGTTTTACCGACGATACATTCCGATGGAAATAACGGTACAAGCGCACCAATATCATTTAAAGTTACTAAACTATGATCTTCAGTTACCTGCACTTTTCGTCCAGATTTTGTAACTATTTCAAGTATTTGTTTATCTTTATTAGTTACTTTTTGTACCGCTGTTACGGCTTCCCAACCGGTATTATAATTATTTTGTTGAATAGTTCGTGTCTTATCTCCGGGTTGCCAGCTATAGTCTTTTATTTTTCCTCGCCAAATTTTTCCAGTTTCCCGTAATATGTAAATCTTAGTGTCACCTACAACACACTTTCTATTGCTTGCTGCGTTCTTGACAAAAGGAAATTTCTTTTGTCCTTCTGGAGTGTCAATAATAATTTCTCGATCAGTTACTTTTCTAACCATGCCCTCTACATCAGAATTAACAGTAGAAAAGAGACCTATTTTGTCTTCATATGACTCATCTTTAGCTCCTGGCATACGTGATTGAACTAAAGGGGATTCGCCGCCTTCTAAAGGCAGTGCTTGAGTAATCATACGAGCTGCCATCGATACTCGCTGTCCTTTTACATTCCCCAGCATGGGAATTAAATTAGAAAGATTGTTGTAGCCTGACTGCGCATTGGGAAAAATATAATCAATTTGATCTTTTTTAATTCCCATTCTGGGTTGCCTATCTCTGTCGAAGGCAGAAATACGATCATCCCCTTTGGCCCACTCTGATTGAAGCGTGACCGTAGCTTCCATCAAATCTACTGGATTTTTATATTCTTCCTTACCTGTTCGGGCATTTATTACTGGAATATATAAATTACCGTCGGATCCTTTTTTAGCTGACGAGCTAATATAAAGGTCAACTCCTGCCCTTAAAGATTCTGGTGTTTGTAGCGGATCAATAAACCCATATTGACTATTGTTTACCTCGCGAGCTGAGTCTGGGATAGCGTTTGAGTCATTGATTGCTCCCGCACCCATTCTTGTCACGCTAAATAACTTAGAATACTGCTCATATGGGTTTACTTCCTCAGCTGGGCTAGCTAACCCACTTTGAGTAATAACCGCCCCAATTTGTTTCGATAATGCACCAGTTGGTATTTTATCTAAATTGGGATTATTATTTGACAAGAATGTCAGTTTATTTAATAGTTGCCTTCTTACTCTACCGTCATCTAATCTAAGTCGCTCAGCAAATAAATCTTCTGGCCCGTGAAAGGATTGAAAAGCCATATTATCTCGACTATCACTTTCAACTTCTCCACGAGCTAATTGAACTAATTTTTTAGATGCACTTAACACAGCGTCCTTATCTAAATGATCCTTTTCTGTCCCAAGTGTTGATCGAGTTACTTCCTTAGCAAATTTAATCGCAGCAGCTTGCTCTTGAATACGCTCACGCATTTTAGCGTCACTGTCTTTATCTCCTGGTTGCTGATATTTCTTCCTTACAAAACGATCATACAGCTTACGAGTATTTACTTCTCTTGCGTGTGCTTTATTTGTTTCAAATAATTTATCACCCCAAGCTTCCTTTAACTCATCGTCGGACGCGCCCATTGCATGCAAAAAAGTATACAACGGCACATTATTTTTACTGACTTCCATATCAAATCTACCGGTAGTTGGGTCAAACTTATAAGAATGTGTCGGCCCTTCATGGTCAGCTGCATTTACATTAGCCACCAGCTCATTATTCTCCTTTTGTCTAACATAAATTCCATGCTTAAGTCTTTGCTGATTACGGATGTAATAGAGATTACCAGAGTCCATGACCCCACCATTGTCCAAAATATACGGGACATTAGCTAAAGTCTTGCGCTGTTTCTGTAGAAGCCTTCCTGTTTGAGTGTCTATTAAATTCCAAGTACCTCTAAGCCTGCGATTGAGTGACCGTTGCTGGATTCTAGCTTGGTGAACATCGTGCGCATTGTATGCAGGATTGTCAGCCCAATCTACATCAGAAATGGACAGCGTGTAGCGATTATTAGACACAGGCTGCAAATTACTTGCGGCTTGATGTACGGAATCAAATACCGCACTTCTAAGAGCTGCAGGATCGTCAAAGGCTCTCATCCGAACAGCTGGTTTTTCGTCCTCTTTCTTTTGCTGCGGAGGCCGTAAAGTATTCTGAAAAAGCGGCGGTGTAGTCATGCTTTAATTATACTTGAGCATGTCGAAGCTAAAAAAAAGAGCGGACAGCGATTATAGGCTCCTTCCTGACCAGGAAAGGCTACCTATAACGCTTTGCTCACAAAATACCTCCTGTACCAATAGAAGTATATGCATTCGGGAAGTGAGCGCACCCCTACATTGCTCATCTCGCTGAGCAATTTGCTAGTCATCGCCAGCGGCGTCATCCTGTCTCCTGAGCGGGCGATAACTCACGTTGCCCCAGGACAAGCACATTTTTTTACGCTACTAACGTTACGAGTATATGGTAATGTGCGCCGCAGCTCCACCATACATTGTCGTCAAGGATTCTTTATCATTGCAGCTTGTACCTTGAATAGGGCTGCAACGTGTGGTTCTCCTTATAGGATTATGTCACTGAACAGTTCACAGAGGCCACAGCTCTCCCTGTCTCCGAGTTTCCCCGGACTAACCGCGTTGTCTTTGCGGCGGACGTTCCTTTTTGTTGCATGAAAATATTTTATAAAAATCTTCATTATTTATAAATATCTTCACTATTTAATAACACAAATAACGCTGTTTTTTAATTCTTTTTAGCTACCTTGTAAGTCCACTATTTACAGCTTTTACAATAGGCTCAAATGAATCATAAACAACGGGAATACTTTCAGAAAGAACAACGCCTAGTCTTCCATACCTGCCTGCCGTAGAAAGAAATCTCGATGCAATAGCTTTCGTCATCCAGGCGCCATCAGCTGGCGAACCCAGAATGTCAGCTGCTGTATAGCGACGGCCGTGACTGTTTAGCCAGTAGACATATTCTTCGCCGCCCACAGTGACCCAACTATTAATGCTGGTTGCATGATTCCAGCTGCCCGATAGCGTAGCTACTCTCACGCCATTTCTATCCGTTGAACTGCCGCCCACTTTTATTGTATTCCCTAAGAAAATACCAAACCCGGCCTTAGCTGCCTCGAAAACCCTATCAACAAGATTATCCGTAGGCATCCAGCAAAGACCTGATTGGTAATTAAGAGCGACATTTGCATGTGTCCTTGTGTCCGGCTGACGAGTTACATTATCGCCAGCTACTTCAATTGGGAAATTACCGTGTCGATTAACAGCCGCACCAATTGCAGCTATGCTCTGGCCGCCCCGCATACTGCCGCCTTTAGAAATAACCCAAGTCACTAATGGATTATACGGGTTATACAGCATTGGCTGCCCTAAAGCAATATCAGTAAGTGTTGAAGCATGCTTTGCGAACGCAGCTGCAAATCCGGCGCAGCTGGGCACAGACTGTTGGCTAAATGCAAATTGGTTACCTCGCCGGAAGTTAGATGGAAGAGCTGGAATAATATCCCAAGGAAACCAGCTAAACCCTGAGTCTACAATACGTTGCAAGGCTACCTGCCGAGACCGCATGTAACGCTCGAAGGTACTATCCCAAGCTATGATTGGCATATCCCCACCACGCTCCCAGCCAGAAATACTGACAGCTGCTGCGGACATTGCCTCTAATAACTCTTCATCATAATCATCCGCTGGCAAACAGCCATCTTCCGCAGCATTAGCAATATTTGCCTCGCGCCTCAGCCTAGCTCGTTCGGACATCCGAACATCTGAAATTCTAAATCTGCTTCTAAACATTGTTATCTCCTAAATAGCCCTCGTGTAAGTCGCGGTTGAACTACTGGCGCCGGTGTTGGCTCTTCTTCTTCTTCTTTAACTTCCTCCTCAGTCTCTTCTGCTTCAGCTACCGGCAAATTACCGAAGTCCTGCAACAATTTCTCTAATAATTTCTGAGGGTCTTCTGCCAGCTTGATGTTCTCGCTGAAAGGCAGAACCCAGTGCCTCCCGCCACTGGGGTGCTTCAAACTGAATCAACGGGCGCAACTCGTTGGTAGGGTTAAAGGAATCATCTATCGTCCCGACCAAAGTGTCCAAGCTGTTAGCTAGCCTAGCGGGATTTTCTAAAAACGGAGCATACTTACGACTTAGTTCAGTAAGTGTCAACCTAGAATCATCTTGATTATTATTATTCTGATTCTGCTGCTGATTCTGATTGTTATTAACATTCACATTCCTCATGAACTCAGAGTTCAAAAAGAAATAAGCGCCAAGCAGAATAAGGGCGACCATAGCTAGTCGTTGAACAATGTCAGCTACTTGAGTTTTAAAATCAGGCCACCTAAACTTGTCCCGCTTTTCTGCACAAAGTCGCTGCACTTCACCGCCCATGTGCTCAGTCAACTGCTCGAGGTCAGCTAACCTCTGGGTCATTCGGTTATACCTGTCATCGCTGTCAAGAGCCAAATTATTTATCTCTTGACTCAACTCTTCTATCGTAGCTCGATTAGAAGCCACCGTCGGTCTTGTATTCATATTTATTCCTCAATTACTTGAAATGCCCAAATTGTATGTGCGCCATTATTACTGTTACCGTTTAACACAACTTCCAATAAATGTTCGTCCGGCCAGAGAATAAAATCACCCCACTCATCACTAGTTGACTTATTAATGGTGTTAATTTCTCCGATTAAATTACCGCTTGCATAAAATGTCACAGGATTTCCTAAGACTGCATCATGGTTTACAAAACCAGCTAATTTAATTGGCTTTGTATTTCGGAGCAAAATAGCTGACGGAGCGTGTGCACTAATAAAATTCCAGCCATTTAAGCTAGCTGGCGGCACCACATTCCCCCCATAACCTGTCACTCCATTTAATCCTATTCTACCGTACCCTACCGTGTGCCAGAGGATATTGATGCTGTCATTTATCGGAAGATCAGCTAAAGCCGTTACTTCAGGCGTAGCCGGTAGCTGAGGTGCTGCATATATAGTCGCCATCACCTCATTATTTGACGTAGTGGCCGGCGGATAAAATTGAGGAACTTGTGCCGGCTTATAGGTCGCCCGCTTATTTTCAGCGCAGTCAGTACATGGCTCGCTTGTGACTGTTGCTGTAATTTGCGGCGTAAAAGGCGCTATTACTGGATTTCCGCCAGCATCAGTACCCACAAATACCGGGGCAGGCGCGGGCAAAGCTACTGCATTAGACTGCTTCACAAAATATCGGGCATTCAATTGCTGGCCAGTAGTCGGTCTTTGCACCGACGGCACTTGAGAAAATTGCGCTGCAGCTACAGCGTCAGGAACTAATCTAATTGGCTTAACCATGTGCATTAAAGTATATTTATAAAATTATCTAATGGATTCCCCAGACGAAAGGCAGGCGAGCCATGTAAAATACACGCCTCACCTATGTTTAAATGCTGCTCTTTAGCTACACGCATTTCTGGCAGCGTAACTAATCGCTGCCCAACATAATTAGCTAATAACCTACACATTATGTCGGGTACGGCAGCCATTTTATTTTTCATTAAAACTATGTTAGTTAAAGTTTGATCACAGCCTCGGTCAAGAGCTTGCGCGGTTAGCTGACTAAGATGTGTCACCTTCAAATCTTGAATAAAACTTACTTTATCGGTTCTCCACCTATCATGAGCTAATTTTAGTGCAGCATAATGAGCTTTATAAGCGTCAATATGCCCAACCATTAGCCCCATACAGCAATATCCGGGCGATAATCCGTCACTTAATTTATGCCCCAATGCTTGGAAGGCGGGCTCATCGTTTGCAACTCCCACACTATAAGGATAATTCCAGTCAGTGGCAGTTAAAAGAGTTTCTTGCGGAGGATATACTTGCTGTGCCTGCCTAATAAAATCACTAAAAGGCTTAACGCATACTGTGTCCGCCGCATCACACCATACAAGATATTCAATGCCTTGCTGCTGAAAATAATCTAGCTTGTCTATAACCGCCTTAAACTTTACGTCAAGAAAGCTAGTCCAATTATTTTTGTAATTTAAAAAATGAATCGGATAGCCAAATTTTCTTGCCGATTTAACAAACTGACCAATAACCGCAAATAAACCCGTATGCGGATACGACGCAGCTGAAAATAATACTGTGTTCTTTTCTGTACAGTTCATATTTAATAATTGTTTTGGTCTTCAGGCTCCTCTACTATTATTGATTTAATAAACGGGAGTATTTCAATAACTCCAACTTCCATTTTTGCAGCCGGCCACAAAGAACCAGTATATTCTTGTTCGCCAATAAACATCTTAACTAATCCTCCGTGTAATTTAGGCATAAATCTACCCGCCCTGCATCGCTTATCATAACAAAGATATACGATAGCCTCGCTTTCAATAACGTGATGATAATACGTGGAAAATTCACCAATTTCCGATACAAACTCTACGGCTATTTCTGGATCTTTTGGGCCGCTATTAAGCCAGCTCAATTTAATCGAGCTAAAGTCTGGCACCTTTCGCTCTTTAACAGCCGTAGCTGCCTTTTTTCTTCCTCGACCTGCTGCTACTTCTTCGTAATATTCTGTTTCTTCCGCAAACTGAGCCACAGGAATATCAGCAACATGCTCTGCTCGTCCATTCTGTAAGGAATATAACGCCTGAGCTGGCGGGGCCGGATATTCAGGTTCTTTGGGTGCCGGAGCGGGCTTATTGCTATTGAGCCTAGCTAAGATCTCAGGCTCAACACTGCCCGGTCGCAACATATTATGTCGCAACATTAGTGCTTGAATATCTTCATGTGAACCAATAGCGCCTAAACTTCTAAGAAACTGACCGCCTGCGCCCATCACATGAACTTCTTGCGGCTCACTTGCTCTTCTACCAAAAAAATCTTCAGCTGAAATATCAAATACATTAGACGCAGCAGCTATTTTAGCTAAAGCCGCTTCCATCTCATCTTCTGTCTCAATTTCAACCATTCCACCAGCTGACGTAAGATTCAACTCTTGCGCCGGCAAGTGATCAAACTCTGGCGATATAAGTGAAGTAGTTGGTAATGCTTTCTTTCGTTTAGCCATTTTCTTTTTTGTCTCTTAATTTTTCAATATCAATTGGCGCATATTCATGTCCTAAAACAAACTCAACTGCAATTTGATCTTTTTTAATAAAGCCAGCATTAAACATTAGCTTAGCTATATCTTCAATAGACGCAGCGCTGCCTAAGTCTTTATATAGTTTAAAAGAGGCATCAAGGACGTTAACTCTAAGCGGTCTTGCTTTTAAATATTCAGTGTAATCTGCGTCCCAAATATTTACTTGTTGACTAGCATATTTCTCAAAAACTTCCTTAAACCTATCAGACGAATTATCAAATAACTCGCTTACAGGCATCTTAGCCAAAGCTTCACTAAGTTCACCTCTAGCTTTTTCATTAGTCATTATTGCCCTATCTACCGCTACTGTGCTATTATGCGGATTAGCATATAAAGCATTACCGCTACTTACATGTTTTACTGTCATATTAACTGCTCCAACTTTAATTTTTCTTGCTTTATTCCTATGTCACCATCATTTATCGGCGTACGACTGTTATAACCTTCTGTGATAGGTACTTCCTGTCCTTCTAAATTCACCACAAATAAATTTTGCCCTGAACCGTCCTTAGTTACTGGTAGGCTATAGCCGTAGTATATGAATATTTTGCCTAGTGTCAACAATTTTACAACTTTAGTTAACTCTCGGCGCATTGAATCAAAATCATCAAAACTGTAATTCTTCATTCCCAAAAGAGGCGACGTAATACAAACATGCCACTTCATGGTTGGCGTAGGCCGCTCTGTAAACATTTTTGCCTGCGCAAGTAAAGCATTTACAGTATCTGCTGATAAATTCTGAAGTAGTTCTAATTCTTCTGACATTATTCTTCTGGAGTAGATTCTCTATTATCTATTATTGTGCTATATATTTTAGAAAGCTCCTTAAAAGTTTTCCTAGCCGATCTAGTCAAATCCTCAAAACCAGCCGTAACTGGCTCTTTTACCGGCTGTCGCTGCTTATTATTTCGAGGTAGCTCCGCAACTGCAGAACTATCTGCATTAAAGAATTTTGCAGCAAACGCTTGAATTTGTGGATCAGCTTTAATGCGCGCAATTGACAACATCGTAGTATCAATACTTTCGCTCATCACTAAACTGCCATCAGAAAAATGTGCATCAATATGCGCAACAGTAATCCAGCCTGTTTGCTGTTTACCCTTGAGCTTAGCTAAAATATCCTCAATCTGACATAAACCTAAGCTAAAAAATGCTACATTTTTTCTGACAGTGTCAAAATAAGCTTTACCGGCCACAAACTGGCAAAAACCTACCCATAAATGAGACGGAATTGTCCAAAGAGTTTTGTTCCAAAATGCCTGGTTACCATAAAAACCATCAACTATATCAGCTGGCAGTAAGCTCAGCTTATTAATGCTCTTCCTATACTTATCGGGTAAGTCAGAAAATAATGGGTCAAAATCAAGCTGATTTTCATGTGCCCATGCGTACACAATGCCCGGGGTGAAATAAATTAGCTGGTGCTTTTCCTGAAAATCCTTTAAAGTATCTATCTTCCCAACAGGAATTGTCTCAGGCGTATATTTTTTTACGATCTCAAACTCTGCACTGACAACGCCTGGCGTTAGAAATTTAGTTTTCTGTTTCATTATTTTCTTTACTTCTTGCGGTCTTAAATTCCTCAAGAAGAAACTTAGTTTCACTGGGTAACTCTTGTCCCAAATGTAGTCGCATTTGGTCTATTGTACGTAATTCTGCTGCGGACACTAGTATAGCCGCTGCATCACTATTTTGGTCAGCAAATTTTGTCATGTGCTCTTTAACGTCTTCACCAACCAGCGGAGCTACCGCTGATAACGCTCTTGCCACATTTTGGATTATTTCTTGGTTTCCGGCAGCTTTAGCCTCTGATGCCAGTTTCAACGCCATCGCAAGAAACTCACCTTCTGTTTTATTTAAAAAACGTTTTGATGAAGCCATTAAAGCACCTTCATTACTAATATTTGTTTCTAAGAAACGCTGGATAAATACGGACGCTAAATCGCGATTATCCGGCTTAGTGTCATTATAGAACCCGGTATAAAAAAGCTCCAATACAATTGTGCCCGCATAATAACCCATTTTGCGAATTGCACAAGCTCTGTCCCAATCTGGGGAGCGTTTAAAGTCATTATGCCCTACATATTTATTTGGAGATACAACATTATTTTCTACCCAGAAAGTTGACTCTCTACGATCCCACACGTCTAGGAAAAGTTGGTCATACCAGCATAAGGTAAGCGGATGTAAGCTGAATTTATTACATATCCACTCTAACGGAGAATCAGTTAAAAGAAATCCTTCTAAAACCCCTAGCTTAGATAACGAGGTATATTTTCTAAGAGTAAGAGCTTCATAAATACCGGGATATTTTTTCTTAACTAAAAAAATCTCTTCGGGTTCCTTGGCTTTAGCTAGCTCTTGGCAAAATAAAAAAAAGAACCTAATAGCACGGTCATCGTCATCAATTAACGCAAAGCTATCTTCATCTTTATTAAGAAGATACTGAACCCGTTCATATCTCCAAGAAGGAGGCCTAGATGGGTCTTCAGCCGTATAAAGAATATACGGCTCTTTCTTTACTTGTTTTTCTGGTTTTTCAATTGTCTCTTCGGACATATTTTTTACCGGTATCACGAAGCACTGTTAGGTAAGTAAACTGCTCACCTACTAAATTTAATTTACTCATAATTAAGCTATTTATAAAAAGTAATATCTTTCATAAATACTTACCGTAGGATTAACTGTTATTAATTTATTTCATGAAGTAATGCTGTGCAGATCCCTTTGAATAACATATCCTTACGTTGTTGGAACTCAGGAAGTTCTTCAAACTTAACCATACACGGATGTTCCTTCTTAGCTGGGTCTTTAATCGGCCCATAAGTCCATCCATCAGCTTCCTTATATTTATACCAGGCTTCGTGCGAAGCGCTAGCTGCCGATCCTGGATTTTCTAGATGAAACTTAACCCCCGCAACAGCACTTTCTTGCTGCCACTCGGGCGCATTTACCCAATCCGACTGACTGTTATCCCCATTAAATTCACACCAAAGTTTATTTGCTTCATGACAAAGCTTAGCTACAAACCGGTAATATAGCTCCCTTTGCGCAGCTACCTCTTTTTCTAATTGTGCGTCCATTGTTCTCTTTCTTTTGTTAAACATTTTCTATGGCGCTTTGAATGTCTTCCACCGCGCCATTCTTCTGAAGCAGCTTACTTACTACCTCAACATTTTCTATTAAAGCAGAAATAACAGCCATTGCAACGGCCTGTTCTTCCTCACTGCACACCGTCTCATGCCATCCACTATCCAATCGATCTTGAATTGCGTGAAGGGTATTATCTAATATTTTTGTAAATTTTGCCATAGTCTTATATAGGTTATTTCCTTCTACGGAAAATTAATCTAGGTATCGATTTTAATAATAACCTCACTCTACGACAAAAATAGACAAGAATTGATGGTTGGGGTGGCTCTATTTTTTCACAAATTATTGCTGAGTGTATATTGCCATATCTTGTTATATACACTAAAGCCGCGCCGCCTCTACCATATAAATGCGGAAAATATGGCTGTACTTTTTCCCAGTCATCTTTAACATGCTCCCATAAAGCTGGAAACCAAATATCTTGGGAAGCCAAAAGGAGCTTAATGTTTGCCACATTATGATTGACCCGCTCATGTCCTAATGGCTGCTTATGCCCTACGTGTCGGTACCAGTCTACCAAGTCAGCCTCTGTGCGATATAGCACGTCCCGCATAACATTCTCAAATACTGCCCTTTTATTTACAGCTACAGTCATATACGTACTCCGTTGACCACCAAATATCTTTAAAACCTAAATCTTCTAAGAGCTTCTCACAAAATTTACAAGGTTTTGCCATTCCCACTGAACCATCTGCCATTATTCTAAAATTAGCTACAGTGCAGCTATTAAATAACGCAGCTACGTTTTGCATGTGATATTTCTTATTCTCGCCCCTAATCTGCACCTTAAGTATGGCATCAAGCTCACTGTGAATACGACGAAAACTATGCTCGCTCTTTACATGCGTCTTCTGCGTATAATTAACGCCCATACTTATAATCTTAGCTCCATCCAAGATAAAAGTGAAATGTGTTATTTTACGCGGACGATGTTTTAACTGCCACCCCGCACATATTTTCCTTAGCCTCTCAAAGAGTTTTTTGTTCATGTAACATATTTCCTTGTTAAGTGCTCCACTACGTCGTCTAACCAACGTGCAGGGGTTCCATGAGATAATAGCGCGTCTCTGCAAATAAGAATGTGATTGCTGGTAACTGTAAACCCATGAGCCTCCATCAGCTCAAAACCTTTACACCACGGATTTACTTCGGCATCTATAGCCCATACATAAACTTCAGTATCCAAACAATGAGCTAACTCGTGGAAAAATAGCGCTATTAGTTCTTCTGGGTGCCCAGAGTCCTCTAAGTCAATATGTCGAACAATCGTCTCGCCATCAATTTTAGTGCGCGCTGCCCAGCCATTAGCTTTTTTTTTAGTTTTCCAGAAATAACAGCACACTCCGTGCCTATTAGCAATCTTTCTAAGCTTCTCCTTCAATCTTTCTGTCTTCATTAATTAGCCTCTGGGGATAAATCCTGCAGCCATTTTTGTAACTCAGGGTAATGGTTAATGATCTGATTTATGTATAACGAAATATGATCCCTAACTTGATTTTGTCGCCACAGCGAAGTACCGCCGGCAGTGTTTATTTCACATATTGAAATTGGGCGAGAATGATTAAACGGAACACAACAACACTTTGTACGCTGTAATAACATCATTGCCCAAAACCAAGCGTCACTTGATCCCCGACTCAATTTCTTTATTAGAGCTAAATTAGTTGCGTCAGGGTGTAAACTACCTGGCGGATATAGTATTCCAGTATCTCCGTGTGGAAAGATTATAAATGACTCATGCTCCGACTGCGCCTGCTCACCGCGCCAAGCGCCTGTGGTTATTCCTAGCTTTTTAACCCATTTCGCATGATAAGCAACAACACAACTTGGATGACGATTAGCCGTTGAAATTAGGCGCATATACCAGTTCCTTGGATAATACATGTCATCATCTGCTGTAATGATTGTGTGTTCAGGATATTCCTTTAACGCCCACACCAGCTTAGATAATGGGCCCAAATCTTCAGGCGCCTGCCTAATTTCAAAACGCTTAAAAACTTGACTCAATGTTTTAAGACGCCAAGGCACTTCCGCCTCACCATTTACCCACAAAATTATTTTTTCAAGCCCGGTATCAATATTTTGATCTAAAAGCGTATTAACCGAGCGATACGCAGACTCGGTTAATCTGGCGCCAAACGACGCTAAAGAAATAATTACTTTCATGACACTATTGTAACGAAATGAACCTAGCTAGCGTCCAGCTCCGAAAGCCGTCTAGATCATAAGGCGTGGGCCATTTCGGATAATTTACCGGCTCTTTTGGTCTAATGCGGCGCCAGGCCTTATTTCCTGGCGGACTATTAGGAGAGTCTTCGGTATAAACCTCAACAGTTACATCGTGCCACCAGTCTGAAGTAAAATGAGAAATTAATTTATAGGTGCCATCTGGCAAAACATGCCAGGGCTCAAATACCTTTAATACCTTCTTTCCGCAATCCATTTTGTTTCCTTCTAGCTAATCCCAAGCCCGCAAGCCCTACACCTAAAATAGCTAACGTAGCTGGCGCAGGAACCACTGGCCCCGCTGGCATATCAACAGCTAGCTCATCGCCAACTATTACTCTATATCCGTTATTTGGCGTACCTATTGAACGAAAATTAATCTCAGAAATAAAAGCGCCATCATCAACTAAGATACCAAAGAAGTGACTGTTTATGTCTAATAAATAAGTCTCAGTTGAAAACTGCTGACCGCCTACTGAGTATAAGGCGGAAACCTCGAATTGGATTGCAGCACTCCAGCTAGAGTGAGGCGTCACAGTCATGTAGAAGGAATTAATAAAATCCGCCGTACCGAAGGTAATGTCAAATTGATTTGCACTATTGTGCCAAAAACTGAGCGGATTTGTACCCGTAGGTGCCTGCATAAGCCCGCCACCGCCATTAAAATCGGACATAGTCAAATGACCAATAGCAAATTGATTATTCTCTCCTTCGATACCAAAACTCCAAACACGAGGAGCTTGATTATTACCTTCTTGTGTGAACGCCGTAAAAAGCCAATTAGGTTCATTGACCATTCGGGCATAATCACTCTGAGCATCAAACCAAGTATATTTTGTTAAGATGTCAGCTTGAATATTAGTGCTGATTAAAAAGGCAGTAGATAAAATTAATGTAAGAAAATACTTTTTCATGTTATGTCTCCTAAATGTAAAGGGCGAGAATATGGCCTCCTATTAGAATATAAAGCAAATTCCGTGCCAATCAATGAAAAACTTTAATGCCTTATTTTCTAGGGTCTTTTAATAAGGCTCTTTTAGACGGTGCATCAAAATGCAGCAGCTCCCTTGCATTTTGATACACTAAAATCCGTTGTTCTAATTTCTTCGTCCTTACCCACGTTTGCCCTGTATACTCAGGCAGCTTATACCTTGGGAGATAGGATACTGGTAATCCCAGTTCTTTGGCACATCAACGGATACAAAGTCAGGGTAGTTGGGATCGAACCAACGGCCCCGTCGGCCCAAGCGACGTGCTCGTACCTTGCTGAGCTATACCCTGATTAATCTAATAAACACCGTCACCTGGTATTTCACCAGCTTCATCTCCAATCGTGATATTAATTACCGGCGGAGCCGGTACCGGACAATTACACGGCCTATCACAAATTGGGGTTGGTGTATCGGGCGCAAAAAAGGCAGGCTGAATACACACAACCCATGTACCTATTGCGATGCACGAAATTACAATAACTTTGGCTAACTCAACTAAAATTTGGTCTCGAAGTGTCATAATACTTATTATACAAAAAGTATCTAGACAAAAAAGTATATAGGTAAATTTACCTATATACTAAATCCAATTGTTATGTACGAGAAACAGCCCCTATAAGAGCACTATCAAGAAAATCAGGTTTAATTGTAAGATGAGACTGGTCAGCTTCATTTTTTAGCTGCGCTATAGTTGGCGTTGGCGGAATTACTTCTTGTAAATTCGCCTTCTTTGAACTAGCTGTGCGACCCCATTTTTCAGGAACATCCATTAACGTTACGCCAGCTAAACTTTTGTCCATTAGTTCTCGCGCGATGGCTGGAGTACCTCGTTTAAGATATTCTTCAAACTTTGAATCACCTCTACTACTAAATTTTCTGTACCATTCAATTCCTTGGTTACAACTATTACAAAGAATCCCTCTAAAAACCCCGGTATCATGACAATGATCTAAGAAAAAATCTTTTTCCGTCTTAACTGTGTCAAACTCATCCAACGCTCTATTGCAGATGTCGCAACGAGTAGTTATCGCATGTCGAGTACGCAATTCATCACGATGAAATCCATACTGCACTTTCTTATTGCGCTTTTTCTGCTCCTTTTGTAACTTATCAGCTAACGAAATGGGCTCTTTTTTCTTTTTCTCTTTAAGGGGGCCGACAGTACGTGTTCTCGTAGTTGTTTTAATTACTGTTTCCGTAAAACCGTACTTCTCACACAATTGTTTAAATAATTTCTTCAACATAAATAAAGTGGGTTAAAAGACTAACACATAAAAGAAGTTTAATATTAAGAAAGAAGGTTATATCGATAGTGATTGTAACCCGATATATCCAGCTGTAGGCAGCCGTCAGGTTCCAAATCGATCATCACTTCAATGCCTCGCCATTAGGGATTTCCTACATTTCTAATAGTTAGCTGGCAACCCGAACATAACCTTATTTGCGGCAGGTAGAATCGAACTACCGAAAAAGAGCTTATGAGACTCCTGAGATACCACTTCTCAATGCCGCATCATTCATTAAATATGAAATATATTTTGATAGCTACTTCCTTGGGCATAATACCTTCTTGTTTTGCCTCTTTCTTAACTCGCAACAATTCAGCTCGAGGAACACCTCCGCCATCACCGCCCGCAGTTAAATTGTATAAGGGGGCATTGATGCTACGATAATAAGCTATCCAGTAGCGTTCTCGTTGAGCTAACTCCTCGCGAGTTGTAAACACTTGCTCAATCATCCTCACAGAAAAATTGAGCCGCCCGTGTTTGTTAATTGCATGATTTATATATGTTCCTGACCCAAGATATTCTGGAACAAATACTGGTGAAACTTTCTTACCAATATACCGTTTACCCGTAATTAAATTTCGAGTTTCGTACACATAGCCTGCCATTTTTTCACTCATATTTAAACATACCGAAACTCCAAATTTTCTGTTTGTAGCATTTTACCGCGACAACATCGGCTAATATTACTTTGATGTAAATTTAACTTTCTTGCAGCTTCGTGCGTAGAATAAAAAGTTTGATTTAAAGTCACACAATAAACTAATTTACCACGTGCCTTAGCTTTTCTAATAATTCCAGTCCCGTGGTGAACATTTTCCATGGGTGTACACCATTCTAAATTTGTAGCCCAATTATTTAATTTACATTCATCTATATGATTTACATGTGGCTTATTATTTATGTTTGGCACAAATGCCTCTGCAACCAACCTATGAATGTAATGATAAACTTTTTGACCCTCTTTGCATAGAACAACTTGACAATAACCGCCAGGCGTTAATTTGGGCTTTAAAATACGTTCTTTAATTAAACGCACTCCAATATTGCGCGCCAAACTTTTTACCTGACCTAAATTTGATACTTTGTAAAAATTTTCATATCCTTTAATTTCTTGCCAAACTTCATTCATGATAGTTTATTATACTCTGGAAAAACAGGCGCACTAAGAATCGAACTCACACGCCTATGAAAGCTTCGGAACCACAATCCGACGCGTCTACCAATTTCGCCACATTCAACATATATTAAACGCGCTCATCCACTAACCAGCGATACTTGTCGCTTAAGATACGCTAGCTTACTGAGTATTCGACATCCTACACTAATTTGCGCTCTTACTAAAGCTGGCTCGTAGGGAACGTGAATTAATGCATCCGCCCCGCAATCTAATAGATCAATTTCTAAGGATTGTTCCCGACCAGGGCATAGGATAATGCAATAAATATAATTCTGGTTTTTGCGTAAAGTTTTAAGTAATTCTTTACCGCCCATTTCCGGCATATTTAAGTCCGTAACCACCAAACAACAATCAGGATTCTTTTCTAAAACATCCAAAGCTTCCTTGCCGTTAGCTGCCGTCAAGACTTTAAAGCCACAAGAATTTAGTAGCGTAAATAATGTACTTAGTTTCAACTTGCCATCAATGACAAGTAAAATTTCGATTGGATTCATTAGTGATTCTGTACGTAAACGATGCCGCGCATATAAATTTCAAGGTGAATAGCGTCTTTCTCTGTTAGTCCTTCTGGCATGTCGTCTGATCGGAAAATAAGATACATTCCGCCTGTTTCAATACGACCGCAGCTAAAAGCTATCCCAGCTGCCTGCGGCGGCATACTATAAACTTTGCACCCATTAATAAACGGGAAGTCATTAAATACATCATCATATTTCGCGCGACGCAGCAGCCCAATATGGTTAGGAACTAGCTTTTCTATGACTGGGAACGGATTCAGCGCTTCTTTTGAATCCAGAAGCCACATCAATGTATTTTCTTTAAGTCTGTCATCCGGGGCTACTGTCAGAACAGTGAACTGCTGAGCCAGTCCACTGACAGGTTCGTTTCTATTATGATGTCCTTCAAGAACACCAAAAGCTTGCTTGTTATCAAGAAATGCTCGATAATAACAAAGCTTTTGTTCAGTCTCCGGGTCGATAACGATTTCGTAAGGATACGCCTTGACACTCCATTTTGCAACGAGCGTTTTTGTGAAAGAATACATAGCTTGTTCTTTTGTTAATTGTTTATATAAATGTTATAGATAATTATTGGCCTGTCAACGCGCCTAGGACGAGGAATAAACTGAGGTTCTTGTAGCCAGCTAGGTTCTTCCACGACCATAATGTTAGGCCCAAATGGAGTTTGATGAAAAACTATTCTGCTGTTCCGAACGTTAGCTAACCGCTGTAGCTGAGTTTCTAGTGCCTCTGGTCTAATTGTACTGGGATCAATCCAATCAAACGAATTAATATATTGACTAGTCAACCTACCATCTTGCTGTGCTTGCAGCAAGTTAGCTACTGCGGCGCGTTGAGCGTCTGTGCGTAAATGAATCGTAGCGCGTGCCTCTGTAACAATTTGCCCAAAAGCTGATTGCAGAAAATTCAGGCATAGGAACACAACTATAATTAGTGCGCCCCAACCTATACGTTTCATTAAATTAGTCCCATCTATTAAATTATTCATACAAATACTTTCCAAAGAAATTGCTGAACCCGTTTACATGCTGGTATAAAAACAAAACCAGCAGCAAACCCTCCAATTACTGCAAGAAATACGGGCAATAAATTACTTTGAGCAACTTCAACACATGCAAATAACATTATTTTCTCCTAATCTACTGGAATATCTGTTTCTTTAAGCCACTGATCAAGACGCTCTTCCCATTCGGGCGGCTGAACTGTAAACTCCATAGAAGCTGGCGTAAAGGTCATTTCACTAAACTTAATATCTCCGTTCTCAAGCGCATATAAATCGCAGCGCACAAATTTAAACTGAGCGCATAACGCTTCCGCCACCTCTATTAATCGCTGCCAATTAGCTGGTTTCTCGATAGGGTAGCTAGCTCGTTTAGCATGATTATAGGTTATTGGCAGCTCATTAAACTCCCTATCAAAATTGTATTCTCCAACAGATGTGTCCGGGATATTTACAATTGTGACCGTTTTTACTTTACCATTAAAACATTTAATAAAGTAGCTGAGTAACTTACCCTTATACTCCTCAGCAATAATGCAACGAGGAATTAAGGAATAATGAATCTCCTCTGTCTTTCTGGAGAAATCACTTTGCAGCATGTGATTAAATACTCGCCTGACGTGATCTAACGTCATTACTTTATCCTCCCGATCTAGTGGATCTGGATTAAAAATCAAGTTCATTCCACTGCCATGATTACATTTCAGAATAAATGGTCGAGGTAACTTATCAAAATCAATTTCATCAGCATTATTCCACCTGCCAAGCAACGGCATTAAAAAATCATGGCCGCGCTGCTGCTTACCAAAATATTTAGGATGCCCTTTTCTATTTATGTAATAAGAAAGTGTGTCAGCTACGTAATTACGGACAGCATATTTATCCGCTAGTTTGGCTTTTAGCTCAATTTGATCATATAGTTTTAGCCATTCCAATTTCTTACGAAACTTTGATACCTGCGTATGATACTTAATGTGCGCCTGGCAGTATTTTTCTGGATTAGCTTTAACATGTTCAAAGTATTCTTCAAACTGTTCAGGCGTTAAATTATGTAAGTCTACTTTTGTGAGATCCATTGTCGTCTTTTTAAGAAAAATAACCCGGCTAATCCTGGAGCTAAAATCAATAATGTTGAAGGTGCCGGAATTATATGTCCGGAGGGTTGATCATCAGGTGGCGGCATTGACACCTCGGGCTCAGGAGTAGTACCAGGATCTCGAATACCTCGAAAAGACGGGATATTTGCCCTATATGGTGCAGTTACAGCTGCAGCTAATGAAGTATTTGGCGCCAAATCGAGTCGAGTCTCTGGTAACACATTATAGGTAATTGGATTCTCTAGTAATAGTGATATATTGCTACCACCAGGCGTCATCATACAGGTTGCTTGCGCTTCTTCTCCGCCAAAGGAATCTACGTCGCAGAACGAGAAAGCTGGCAAAATAAGACTTCCATCGTCAGTACTTAGCTCAAACATAATCGGCTGCACACTACTGCGTAATTCTGCATTAGCTACGCTGCAAAAAAGCAAAAAGCATACCAAAACCATTGAAAATCTAATTAGTTTCATTTCTGCTCCTCTTACCTTTCTTACCTATTTTTTCACTACTATCGTAATTAATCGGTATTCGATTTAATACACAAAACTCTCTGGCATCCATGCAATGCGAAAGCGGATACACTTTTGGATGAAAATGTAGTTCCTGCTCAAGCGCCTCAATAATAGGTCGCTTGCCGCTGTCCACACAGATCCATGTGACATTATTGGTTCCATCTTTCCAAATTAAAACGCCTTGCTGCCTTGCCTTATCTACATCAAATACGTGCTTATCAGTTGCTGATGGCATTTTTTACTATACTGTTTGTAAGGTTTTTGTTTTTGATTTCTTTTCTGCTTGTGATTTTTGTGCTGGCGGAACAGATGGCTTGACGAGCTTTTCTGCGCTTAATTCAACCTGACTTAGTGGTGCCATTTCAATCTTGGCATTTACTAGATTGAATCTCTCCGCTAGCTCGAGCAGTACCTTTAAGTCTTGTTTCGCATCTATGCCCGGTTCCCACGTCGATAAAACATTTATTCCACACTGTTTACACAAATCCTGAGCAGTAATACTAAAATCATTAGCCGTTAAATATTTAACAATATCAAATACTCTAGTTGATGGCCCGCAATAATATACGGCCGGAATAAACTTGACTTTTCTTTTAATACAATGAGCAGCTAACCTGCGGACAACATGCAAAGCTGAAAATGTCAAAATAATCGGCGGCTGTTCTTCTGCAAAACACATTGCATTTATAGCAGAGCAAAAATCCTCCGTATCTTCCTGTGTCGCAAGTATAAAATGCTTTACTGTCAAAAATTCGTCTTTTGGGGCTCCTAATCTTAGATGACATATCGATACGGCACGCACGTCATCAATGAGTAACGGCTGGTCAGCCTCTAGCTCATGTGAGTGCGAAGTCATCGAAAGGAATAATAAATGCGTCATAATTCTGGCTATTCTCCTTAATTTCTATTATATCCTAACTATATTCAAGAACGTTATCGCCGGTATACTCCTGCAAAAGATCATTAAAAAAGTTCATTTTACACAGCTCCAGTGGACGAATGCGTTTAATAATGTCGCAAACTGGAATCAATTTCAATGCCTCTATTGCGCCCTGCGGACAAACAAATTTACGATCAGCTAAATATATAGCGCGTGGATGTCTCACATTAGTTAAATAATGTGCCGCACAGTCCCGGTAACTCTGTGTCTTTATCAGCGGCGCCTCATACAAATACAACTGGTGAAACCTAATATACCCTAATATTCGGAAATAAAAGCTAGGATCTGGCACGTCCGACAACAAAACATACATGCTCGTCGTCTGAAATCGCCAATTTTTATTATCTGGCGACACACAATCCTCTATCCAAAGCCCTGTTTTCACATCAAGCGTAAAAACGCACAACACCGGAAACTCTAATAGACTTTTCGTGGCATCCTTATAAACATCTGCAGGTATGATAAATTTCAATTTTTTGAAATTAGGGGTCATTGACTGTTTTAATTTTGAAAAGAGGTTTTTCGGGATGCGCTAAATATTCCGTTAAAGAATTTAGATATGGCGTTGAGTTTTGATAAATCTCGTTATAGGTTAGCTTACTTACAATGGCATCATAAATACCAGACTCACTGATAGGCCAAGAATTTAGTTCCTCCGTGCGCCTAGCTACCTCCACAGGGTCACGACTAATCCAGCGCATTTGGTCTTTACGCGACTTAGCTAACTGCTGTAAATGTTCAGATGCGTCAATTAATTCCTTACCTTTGTGATAAAGTAATATTTTTTCTGGACGGATGTACCCCAATAAACGCGCATAATATTGATAGCTCGGAATATCCGAAAGGAGAACCCACACTCCCACGGCCTTTGTCCACGCCGTCCCAGCCCAAGGCTCATGGCGGAGCTTGGTCTTGGTTGAATTATTATACAACGTAACAAACCAATTTCTTCGATTACAAAGCGGATACGGCGGTGTCGAAATTAGCTTTGGAATTAATACATTTAATCTCTGTTCTTTCATTTTATTGAGTACGAAAAAAAGAGACGCCTAGTATTAGATACTAGACGCCTCACGGTTTTCGGCTTTAAAAGCCGGCCCTTAATAGCTTCGGATCGTTTGATTGACCTTATCGGTCATTTTCTCTGTCAATTTCATTGTTACCTCGATGTTTTGTATACCGTGTCAGTTCGATTAACTATATCGACTTTATACACAGTAATTGTTTTATGAATAGTATTTGTCATTTGTCTCCTTATGTGAACGCCCTAGAAAAAACGGGGCTACCAATGCCCCGTTCACAAATCATCACTCTTTTCACCCTCATCTCACAAGAATTATTTTACCATAATTCTCGCGCGAGAGAAGATCATTCTGGAAACAACGCATCAAGCGCAATTTGTGACCAGGTTTCTAATTCATATTTAATCTGCCTAAGAAGAGACAAAGAAATGAAGCCAGCTTGGTCGACTTCCGACTCATCAGCTGTTTCTACTTCCGGCATAGCTACTTTCATCACATGAACAACACCTAAATGAACTTTACCTACCGGCATAGAGTCGTCGTTAATCAAGCCAACACATTTTTCTTCCAAAACAGTTGTTTTGATTTTAACTTCCTCATTTAGCTCCCGTATCATCCCTTTCTGGTACAGCTCATTTAATGGAGCATTGTCATCGTCAACCATATCCACATGCCCGCCTATTCCAATACTTAGCTGCCCTGTTAATCTCGTTTCTCCCGTGCCCTTGCCACGACGATACTTAAAGATTAAAATATCCCCATTGGCAGCTTCACATATGATAATGACATAAGGAATTAACTGCTTGAACTCAGGCTCCTGCTCTGAAGGCTCTCTTCTGCGAAAGAAAGCTTGCTTATTTACAACGTCCAGATATTTATCTGGCTCACTGCAAAAGCCCTGAAAATAACCTCTACCTTCGTCCCATAAAGATTGCGTAGGCACGACTAAAATATAAGAATCACTCATGCTTCCCCCGTTCTTTTAACTGCCTTACAGACTTAACCTTAAGTGATTTTACGCAGCCAATTATGTCCTTAGGCTTTACACTTGCAAAGAAATCAGCTAACGGCATACAAACAATATGCCGTTCGGTCTCATCATCTCCGTCCGGTTCAGGGCATAAAATATTAGCTAAAATCATATAAGGAAACTGCGTTGGCCTTACAAAGCCAGTAGCTAACATATAATCCAGAAGCGGTAGAAATACCACTGTCTTAGCTCGATTCTTTTTAGCAATAATAAGCCAAGAATGCGCTCCAGAATCTTGTTGTGACCTAACTGCCTGCTTAATCCAATCTTCAAGAATGCTGGCTTTCGATCCAGGAAGTCGCTCAAGTACAGTTTGTGCATTACAGGTTGAATAGCCTCTCTTGATTTCAATAGAGCACCAGGAGATAAGTGGTTCGCCTAATGAATCAAGAAAGGATATGTCCCCGCCGGAGTTAGCTGTTGTTTTTCCTGCCGCCATACGGCTTGTGCTTCTGGCTCCGCTACTGGCGGATCTATAAAAGATGTCATCTCTAATTCCTTCTGTCCACCAAAGAGACAGCTCAGTAGCGATCTGTCGCTCAAAAGCATTTCCCTTATTTTTACTATTTACGCGCTTCTTCGTTGTTTTTGGCATAGACTATAAGATTGGTCGAAAATCAGCTGGGCAGTGTTTACAACTAAGATATTTACATTTAAAAGGCACCGCAAAGCGGAGCACAAAAATTAAATGTATTATGCTGCCGGAGATTCTATAAAGACCGTTATTCCAGTAATGTATTTCTATTCCGTTACTTCGGTCATGATAACTAATTCCTTTTGATTTAAGATAATTTTGAATACGTCTATAGTTGGTGCTGTCCAATAGCCCTTGAAAGGATTCTATTGATTTCATCATG